TATGATGATATATTATACTATATAGATAATGATGCTTATTTTTACAATTACTCTAGCGTTGTGTTGTCAAATACTACCGGTTTAGTTACTACCGATATGCTTTCCGGCGACAGTCAAGATGGTACTAAAAAAACACTATCTGCTTCTATTTATTGTAAGCCAGTTGGTTATGAAAAATTCTACGGAATAGAAAAAGCAACGTTCGGCACACCGATAATTTATGGAAACAGGTTACTTGGAAATTATGGAATCATGGGTACATACGAATGTTAAATATTTTACTAAAAAAACTGCAAGATATTATACCTATCAAAGCTATAGTGGAAAGAAATTCTACTATTGATCTAGAGTATTTGGAAAATAATACTCCATCCGAATCTCAACTGTTGCAAATTAGTAATATTATAGATGCGTGGCCTCTTGATAAGGCGAAGTTAGAAAAAATTAATCTATTAGACGAGTCTTGGAAAGTAAAACTTAAAACTGGCTGGCAAACTCCAGATGGATACCGCCTTGGAATAGATATATCTGACGTTGCTTTGCTAAGTGGAGCATTCACGTTAGCGAAAGAGGCGTCCTTAATTGGCATGAATGATCCTGTTTCTATAGTAGATTTAGAGGGTAATTCTCATCCATTATCTTTGCAGCAGTTAACAGTTTTGATGTTACAGTATGGTCAAGCCCGAGCTACCATGAGCAATAGTTATGCTACTATTAAAAAATTTATATTAGAATCTCAGAGCGAAGAAGAAGTAGAAGCTATAAACATATCTATATAGGTGAAACATGCCAGTAAATGTACCAGAAAGTGTATTTGATAAATATTTTGATGTCATAGATTCTACATTCGACATTTTCGGGGTCATGTGTCAGCTTGTAATGGTTGATCAAGTAGAAGAAATAGTTTATACTCCAAATAATAATATTCCAGAAAAAAATTCTATAAATGTTCATAGATTGCGAGAGGGCGATTATGAGCGTGGAAATAAAATAATTAGGGATGTTGAAAAGTTAGTAGACATTAAATTAAAAGTTTATTGGAATCCAAAAGAATGGATCAATGTTACTAATGGCATTCAAGTACCAAACAACGGCATTCAGACAATAGGCATGATGAAAGATTTACCACTCATATTAAAATCTAAGTTTTTGATTGTACACAAAGATATCAAAGACTACAAAGAAATGAAGTTCGAAAGATTTGGTGAACATATACCAATGGGTCTTAGACAAAATAGATATTTCTCCTGCTTGTGGATAAGAGCATGACAATATCATTAAAACTAATTGACTCAGTAGACGAAATAGAGAAAAAAATAAATGAAGCACTATCTGAAAAATTAAATAGTGCATTAATCAAGAGTTCATCCAAAATTTTAGACGAAGTTAAAAAACTAATTCCACAATGGATAAATTCACAACCAGAAATACAAGCACTCAACTCTGGAAATCTTATTGGTCAATTTGGAATTACTATAAGTGCAAGTTCTATAATAAATGCCATTATACAATCAGTAGTCAATTCTACAACAATGTCTATTAAGAAATATGATAAGAAACTGAAAAACGGCGGCTTGGAATTGTATATTCAGCCATCAGACTTTCAAAACTTATTATCTTTACCAGAAGGTCACACAGTTTACAGAGATCTAAATTTTTCTGGAGATTTACACTGGCTTAATTGGCTATTGACTCGCGGCGACGAAGTGATAATAGTTGGTTATGAATATAATCCTAAAAATGGAATCGGAAGATCTAGATTAGGAAACATGGTCAAGGGCGGAAGTTTTAGAATACCACCTCAATTTTCTGGAACATCTGATAATAACTTTATTACTAGATCTTTGTTGGGTCAAGAACAAGAAAAAGCTATAGCATCTATCTTTCAAAATATTTTAGGTGGCCCATGAGCAATCATCTAAATCTTAAAGGTTTTAATAGCGTATTTGATTCTACGCTAAATAATGAAATACAAGATAATCTTATTGAATTTTTAGATTGGTCATTGCTTGAGAAGGGTAACTATATGAATGTTACTCTCAATGAGCTATCTCCAGATAGTCAAGACTATAGTAAACTTAGACCTTCTTCTAGTCCAGCATTTCCTAGTGGTAAGGCTTGGGAGGGTTTTAGAAAAAATTGGGTATGGCAAAGCGGCGTTTCCTATAACCCCTCTCCAATTGTTGGCTCTAACAATACCATACCCGGCATATCTGGTGTTTATGTCAATGGTACATTCTATCCGTCTACAACGGCTGGTACATATGCACATAAAGTTGATTATTATAATGGTCGTATTATTTTTAATAACCCAATACCAACTGGAAGTATTGTAAAAGCAGAATATAGTTATAAATATATCAATGTAATATATGCTAATAGTTTACCTTGGTTGTCAGAAGTGCAATACTCTTCTCTGAATTTAGACAGTAGTTTTAATATTTTGAACAAGGGTAAATACGATATTCCAGCTGAAGTTAGAGTTCAACTTCCAGCTATAGCTGTTGAAATAGTTCCTAGGCGTAGTTTGAGGCCATATCAACTTGGTGGTGGTCAATATGTCGAAACAGATGTCTTATTCCACTGTTTCGCAGAAGACGAATATACCAGAAACAAACTAACAGATATAATATCCTTACAAAATGAAAAAACTATATATATGTTTGATAGCAACAAAATATCCCAAAGCGGAGCATTTCCGTTAGATTATAAAGGATTTCCGGTATCTGGAGCATTAAGATATCCAGATTTAATAGAAAATTATTACAGAAGAGGACAACTGAGATTTAAAAATGCTAATTTACAAAGTATGAAAGTAATTAGTAATAGTTTTTTCGCCGGAATAGTACGCTTAACAACAGAAACAATAGATACTACAATATAATTTTAGTGTATAATTAACTAGAGCTTCCAACTTAAAATAGGAGAGAATTATGCCCGCTACCCCTAATAATAGAATCTTCTACGCCTGTCAGGCCGTAGCAATTGAGCCATTATACGCTGACGTCAATGGCGTACTTCAAGTAAGAGGTGTTTCCGAAGTACACGGTGTTCAAACCGTAGGTGTAAATACATCTTTTAATCTAGAACAAGTTTTCGAATTGGGTCAAGTAGAAATCTATGAAAATATAGAAGGTTTACCAGAAATTGAAGTTACATTAGAAAAAGTTCTTGATGGTTATCCACTAGTTTATCATTTAGCAACTAGCGGAGTAAAAGACTCAGTATCTGATACTAGCGAAAGATCTTCGCTTGTTGCAAGATCTAAAGAAAGAGCTAATGTAATTCTTGGTATTTTTAATGACTCGTATGATAACGTTGGTGGCGCGGCTTCTGCTGCTCCTATTGAAGTATTCATGTCTGGTATGTATGTAAGCAGTATAAGCTATACTTTACCAGTAGATGGAAACTGCACAGAATCAGTAACATTAGTTGGTAACAGTAAGGTCTGGAATACACCCGGATCAAAGTTTAGCTCGACTTTAGCTGATAAGTTTGAGGGAGATGTGCCAGCAAATTTAACCGCTGGAACACCATATGGTGGCGTTCAAAGAAGAGAAAATGTAGATATAAAAAATTCAATTCTACCAGTTTCCATACAGGGTGTTAATGGTTCATCAGCTGGGAACGGTTGGAATAGTGCAGCAAGCACCCCGAGAGTACACGTACAAACTTGTACAATTAGTACCGATTTAGGGCGAGATAGTATTCAAGAACTTGGAAGAAAAACACCATATTATAGATTTGCTAATTTCCCAGTAGAAGTTACTTGCGAATTTGAAGTTTTATCAACATCTGGCGACTTCGTAAGTGCTTATGAAGACGGTAGACCAGAATATGCTAATACTATCAATGTTGGTAACAATAGCGCACAGGAGCGAATTTTAATTAGAATGCATGATGGCACAATGTTCAATTTAGGCGGGAAAAATAGATTAGCATCAGTTAATTATACCGGTGGTGATGCTGGTGGTGGTAATGTAACTACAACATATAGTTATAGTACATATAATTCCTTATATGTTACTCAGCTAAAGGATCCCGCCGATGCTGATGATTTTGAAGATTACAAACCAGCTATCACTGGTGTAATTCAAGCATAGTTAAATAATAATTTAGGACTTTCAAGGATACAAAACATGACTCCCGCTTGTGAGAATTTTCTACATGAAATATCATGAGCGGGAGTTATTAATTTCTATGATACGATGCGGCAAAGTGTTTATATCTCATAATAAGATAGATCTTGAGATTAGACCACAAACTATTGAACAATCTTTTAAAGCTTGCAAAGTTTATGACGAAGCTTACTACAAAGCTTATTCTGAAGAAATTATGACAGAAGATGATATGAATTCTTGGATGCTTGAAAATGACCTTTGGACCGCCGTAGATGATAAAATAGAAGAAGGAATCAAGCAGGATATAGAAAAATTAAAAGTTGAAATTTTTAATTCACGAATTGATGATCAACTTGTTAAAAAAATTAGATCATATCTTAGATCCGCAGAAACTCAATTATCATTGCATATTCATAAAAAACACTTATATCATCAAAATACATGTGAGGGGGTAGCATCGGCGGAAAAATTAGCATGGATAATAAAAAATACCACATATCGTGATAATCAAATATATGATTTTGAAGATATCTCTTTACAATATATTGTTGATGAATGGCAGAATAGTTTTGTGTCAGATACAAAATCTAGAGAATTAGCTAGAAACGATCCTTGGAAATCATTATGGATTATTAAAGATAACAATATTTCTTTATTTTCCAACCCACCGAATACAGAATTAACATATAATCAAAAGAGTCTGCTGGTGTGGTCTAAGATGTATGATAATATACAAGAATCTTTAGACTGTCCAGAAAAAAACGTTATAGATGACGATGATATGCTTGATGGCTGGTTTATTATACAATCCAAGAAGAGAGAAAAGGAAAGATTAGAAAGAGAACTAGATAATGAAGTTCAAAATGATAAAATAAAGAATGCTTCAGAAGTTTATGTAGTTTCTAATAATGATACAAAACGAAAAAATGTTGAAATGTTAAATGGGCCAGTTGGAAATATGATAAAAGCACAAAGAAATAAAACTATACAATCTAGAGGTTCAGTTTCTGAACAAGACTTGCCAGATCAACAACAAAATTTAAAGATGATGGCTAGTAACAAGCTCATGGGAAGATAAAGGAGAAAAAATGGACTCGGAAAATATTACACCCCAAGATTACAAAAAAATTAGAGAATCAAAATATAAAAGTGATTCTAAAGACAGACTATCAAAGATTTTGAAAAAAAAAATTCAAACTACTATGATAGGAGCTTTAAGTACAATAGAAGAAAATTTTGGTTTTCTATGGAATAATATAGATGGAAAGCCATTGACAAAAGACCAAGAAGAAATGAAGACCATGTATAACAAAGTACGGTCAGAAATTTTAGATCGTGGCAATAATCAAGCAAGAAATATTGATGCTGAATTAGCTCAGTATGAAGTAGAGTGGATGAGATATCAGATGAAAATACCAGTGATAAACCCTAATAACAAATAATTGGAGGAAACGATGTTACAGGAAAAGGAAAAAATAGTAGAAGTAAAAAGAACAAAGAGTGGAAAAGAAGAAGTTACTAAGTTAGTAGTTAAACGTCCAAGTAGCTCATTAATATCACAAGCACAAAGAGTTGGAGCAAAGGCTTGGACAGATTGTGTTAGAGATGGAATTATGACCAAAAAAGAACTAGAAAAGTTCATGAAACAGCAAGGTATTTGGGATGAAGGCAAAGACGAGGAACAGAAAAAAGTAGTTCAAGAAATAGCAGATTTAGAAAAAAGGCTTTATGTCAGTGGATCTTCTGGCAAAAAGCTAAAAGCTTCTGAAGGCAAAAAAATAGCCATTGATATGAGAATTAAAAGAAATGAATTAAGGGACTTAATTGCGGAAAAAATCAGTCTTGAACAAAACACAGCCGAGGCCATTTCTGATAATGTAAGGTTTGATTACCTAGTAGCAAATTGTACATATTATGAAAATGGTCAGAAAGTGTATAATGATATGGATGACTATAAAGAAAGGTCAGATGACGAAGTTGCATTTATGGCCGCTTCTGCTCTAGCCGGTATGATGTATTCTGTAGATAAGGATTTTGAGGCTAAACTTCCAGAGAATAAATTTCTCAAGATGTTCCACTTTGTTAATGAGGATTTAAGCCTTGTAAATGACAAGGGAGAAACAGTAGATACAGACGGTCGTAGAATAGATAAGCAGGGTTATTGGTTAAATGGAGATGGTAAGAGAGTAGACAAGGATGGTAACGTTCTTGACGAAAATGGCAATTATATTCCAGATTTAACCTACGTAGATGATAACGATAAAGAAATTAAGTTAAATTCTGATGACTCAGAAGATGACGAAAAACCCACTAAAAAAAAGAAGTCAACAGCAACGGAAAGTGAATAGATAGAGTTGTGTGGCATCAGTAAAGGAGAATTATGTCCAAGTTCGTACTGACCGCACAATTACAGCTACAAGCTCCTAATAATGTTAAACAAGTTGTACAACAAATACAACAACAATTACAGGGCGTTACCGTCAATGTACAAGTACAGGGGGCGGTACAAGCTCAAAAGCAAATTCAGCAAGTAGCTCAAGCCTCTAATCAAGCAACAACAGCCGCCGAAAGAATGGGTAAAGCATTTGCCCTTTCTATTAGGCGGTTTGCTGCTTTTTCTATTGCAACTAGGGCAGTTAGTTTATTTACTAGTACTCTTGGGAGTGCGGTAGAGACAGCTATTGATTTTGAACGCCAATTGATTAAAGTAAGCCAAGTAACAGGCAAAAGTATAAGCCAGCTTCGTGGTCTTACTAAGCAGATAACTAATTTATCTACAGGTTTTGGTGTCGCTTCGTCAGATTTATTAGAAGTTTCTACCGTATTAGCTCAAGCCGGTCTAACAGCTGAAGATACTTCTATTGCCTTAAGAACATTAGCAAAAGCTGCTCTTGCTCCTAACTTTGATAGTATAACAGAAACAGCAGAAGGTGCTATTGCTATTCTTGCTCAATTTGGTCAGGGTGTTGGAGCATTAGAAAAGCAACTTGGTTCTATCAATGCTGTTGCCGGTGCATTTGCCGTAGAAGCCAGCGACTTAATTGACGTTGTTCGTAGAACAGGTGGTGTGTTTAAGGCATCGGGCGGTGACTTAAATGAACTATTAGCATTATTTACTAGTGTTAGAGCCACAACGCGAGAAAGTGCTGAAAGTATTGGTACTGGTTTACGTACTATTTTTACACGTATTCAACGTCCCAAAACTATTGAATTCTTAAAACAATTTGGCGTGGAATTAGTGGATCTTAATGGCAAGTTCGTTGGCCCATATGAAGCCATCAGACGATTAAGTGAAGCTTTGTCTGGATTGGGGGAGGGCGATCTTACATTTATTAGTATTGCTGAAGAGCTTGGTGGATTCCGACAGATTGGTAAAGTTCTTCCACTTTTACAGCAATTCTCTACCGCTCAGTCCGCTCTTAATGTTGCCATGAAGGCTGGTGATTCTTTAACACAAGATGCCGCATCAGCACAAGCCGCACTTGCCATTAGGATTATGAAAGTTAGAGAAGAGTTCCTTGCGTTAATCCGCAGTGTTACTGAAACTTCTACATTTCAAATCATGGCTAATTCTGCTCTATCTTTAGCTTCAGCATTAATTAAGATCGCAGATTCTATTAAGCCTTTACTTCCAATGCTAGCAGCATTAGCAGCTTTTAAAGTTGCCAAAGGTTTAGGTGGATTTTTTGGTGGAATAATGAGCGGTGCTACATCTGGACGAACATATAATAAGGGCGGAAAAGTTCTTGGATTTGCAAGAGGCGGTTTAGTTCCCGGCACCGGTAATAGTGATACTGTTCCTGCGATGTTAGCTCCCGGCGAATTTGTTATACGCAAGAGTAGCGTTAATAAAATGGGTGCTGGTACACTTGCGGCGATGAATAATAATCGGTATGCTATGGGCGGAACTGTTGGAGCAATAGCTTTAAATCCTATGGATTCGCAGGCTACTGGTAAAGGAACTGTTACTGTAAAAGATATTCTTGCTACATTATCTAACAATAATCAACTTGCTGGTGGCATATCTGGAAACTTAAAACTTACTGATAAAAGCGGTAAACTACAAAATTTAATGGACCGCAAAGAAGCTCCAGATGGATTAACTTTCGGAAATAGATTAGAAAAATTAGTTAGTAGAATAGCTTTTGGGGGTAAAAACCGACAAACATTTACAACTAAGGGGGTGTCTTTCCCTTCTACAAAAAATTCAGACTCTTCTGTTGAACAAGGTATAAAAACTTCTCTTACAAATGCTTATACAGGCATAATACCAAACGTAGCTTCTCAATTAGCTTCTTCCGTTGGCCTTCCAACCGCTATTGGTGCTTTTAACCAAAATGTAATTAAATCAATAGGATTAGAAGATGCTACTGGCAAAATTTTTGAAGCGGCTGTAAGTAGTCTTGGTGCGCCATTTGATGCAAATAGAGGCAAACAAGATAGAGATGCTTTCGATTTTCCCATGGGTATTGGTAGTCATTTGGGGCAATTTAAAGCATTTTCAGAACTAGCAGACAAGCCAACCGATGCTAAAAAGACTTTAGATAGTAGCATATTGAATGATATAGCATCTAGAAAAACAATGAATACTCTTGCTGAACAAGTTAATACTAGTGGAACATTTCAAGCACTGAAGAAAAGAGTTCTTTCTATGGAAGGAACTAGTAAGGGTAGATCAGAATTTGATAATCCAAAAGGACCAAGAAAGAAGTTCTTTGGTGGACTTATTCAAAAGTTTGCCAAAGGCGGGGGTGTTGCTAGAGATCCTAAAAACACTCTACAAAGTTTCTTTGAAGGAAACTCTTTATATTCATCCGACAGAAAAGAAACTGCTGATAAAATTCGTGATATGAGATCTTTAAGATCTGCTGCACCAAAACTATTATATAGTTCCATATCCCGCAATGCATTTGATTCGATGGCAAACCAAACTGGACTTAATAAAAATCCTAAAATTCCAGAAGGTACTAGATTATTTGATAGAGAAAAGTATTATGATCAAGAAGCCAAAAAAATAATTGGAAGAACATTTAAACTATCTGGTTTCCTTTCTACTAGTAAGGAAATGAATAAAGCCAAAATGTTCTTGGATAATGCTGATCGCTCAGAAGACAAATGGGCAGCAATGATGACCATCATGACTAAAAAGAACGCTATGGGAGTTGATGTTGAGAAACAACTAAGTGGTAGAAAAGTTGGTGGTTCTAAACAAGCCTTGAATCCCAGAACTGGTAAAATGGAAACATTTTATCAAAAACCCCCAGAATCAGAAAGTGAATTTACACTACAGCCCGGTTCACGATTTAAGATCAATAGTTCCAAGCTTGTTGATATGATGGGGCGTAAAAATCTTTGGATGGATGTGCAACAGTTTGCAAAGGGCGGTGGAGTTGGAACTGACACCGTTCCCGCCCTATTAACCCCCGGCGAGTTTGTTATTAATCGCTCATCCGCCCAGAATATTGGTTACGGTAATCTAAACCGTATGAATAAAGTTGGAAGATATGCCAGCGGAGGAATTGTTCAAAAATTTGCTAGTGGTACACCAATGGCTGGGGCGCAACCGGCAAGTAGCAAAAGCAATCCCGGCATAGTTGCATTCGTTGGATTAGACTCTTTAACTCAACAAGCAGAAGCTTTAACAAAAGCACAAATCGCGCAAACAAAAGCGGTAGATAGCAATGCTGAATCTCAGAACAAATCATCTGGCTTTGTACAGAATTTTGGACAATCATTATATTTTTCTTTAGGTGGATTAACGGCTGTACAAGCTGCACTCACTTCTTTGACTCCGGTTATTGATGAAAATAGTTCAGCATTTGAAAGAGTCGGTGCTACTTTATTAAACACTTTTAGCAATTTAGCTTCTACTATTGGTATATCTATTATAGCTCTACAGCAAATGAATATACAATTATCTTTAGCTACAGCTAAAATGGTAGCTCAAAATGCTTTAGATTTTTTGAGTGGTGCCAAATCGCTCACAGATTTATTTTCTACTATTAAAGGAGGAATTCCCGGTCTAAAAAGTTTTTCTACCATCTTTAAAAGAGGAATGGCTGGAAGAGTAGATGCTCCGGGTGGTGCCGGTTTAAGTAGAGGAATAGGATTAGCTGGACGGGCAACTCAAGCAACTATAGATACTGGAAAAAGTTTAATTACTAGAGGTGCCACAGCCGCCACTGCTATAAATAAATCTAATATTGGCAGAGGATTTAGTGCAGGATTGAACAGTCCAAATGCAACATTTTCTAATATTTTTGGTTCTTCCAAAGGTATTGCAACAAAGGCCAGTGGCGCATTAGGAAGAACTTTGAGTGTTGGCGGGGATGCACTATCTAAGATACCCGGAGTTGGTGCGGTAAAGAGTGGATTATCTACCGCTGGAGGTACGATTACGAAGGCTGGTTCTCAATTTTATAAGGGCGCATCTGCCACAATAGCTAACCCAGCCAAATCTGTAATTGGTAGTGGTGCTTCTGTGTCAGCACAAGCTGGCGGTTTAGCTGGTAAGGGTTTGACAAATTTAAATAAATTGAGTGGCCCAGCAATAGGTTTAGGATTAGCATTTACCGCAATAACTTCTGTTATTGACTCATTTGTTGATTATCAAGGTCAAGCTAACAAGGCTATTCAAGATGGCAATGTAGAAAAAGCTAAATCAAATGCCATAGAAGCAGCTGGCTCCGAAGCCATAAATGGTTTAGGGTCTACTATAATTGGAATAAGTTCACTTTTTGGTCCATTTGGATTAGCAGTCGGAGTAGCAACAGCATCTGCTCTTAAATTAGGAAGCGAACTTCCAATTATAGGACCATACATTAAAGAAGCTGCTATAGGTATTGGAACTTTATTTGGTGGAAATACAGCTGATAGTATTCGTTCATTAGCTGCGGCGCAAGCTCAAGGAGTAAAAACACAAAAAGCATTAAACGATGGATCTGAAGCTGTTACTAAAGCAATGAAAGACTTAGAGAATGGAACTATAACGGCTTCTCAGGCTATAGCATCTAATGCCATGGCTGGTCAAGAAGTAATGAAAAATAGCGAAACTAGTAAAAAGGCTATTGCAGATAATGAAAAAAATAAGAGTGGCATGGTTGGGGGTTTTCTGCGTGGCACAGCTAGAGTTGGCACACTAGGTCTAGCTGGTTATATGGGGTTAGAATCTGGCAAACAGAGGAATACAAGAATAGACAAAGAAAATAAAGAATTGTCTGCTGGCGATAAAAAAGCTCAAGAAGCATTAATACAACAAAGTACCCCAGCAATAAATGCTTTATCTAGACAATTTGCTGTAGCCGGTGGATCATTTGAAGATGTCATGGAAGACATCAAGAAAAATAATCCCGGTTTATATTTTTCTCTCGTAAATCAAGGAAGTACTCAATTAAAACAGGGCTTCGATAATATAGCCAAAGAAGTTGCAAAAGCTAAAAAAGCATTTGAAGCGTTAAATCTAGGTTTGCGAGGCCCAGTAGCTACTGCCAATGCTGCCGCTGCATCTTTATCTGTTTTTGCAGATAGTTTAGAAGTTGGATCTACTCCAATTACTCAAGGTGTTGCAACTCTTGAAGCGGCATTCAGCGAAGCTGGTCAGGCCATGAATCCTAAAAATGTTCAATCTGCTATCAATGATGTTGCAGCAAATTTAGAACAATTAGGTGCTACTGATAAATCTGTACAAATGTTTAAAGAAAATGCCGCAGCTTTTGCTGCCGTATCTGCAAATTATAATGAAATATTCGAAGGAGTTAAAAAAGACTTTAGTAAAGCTGATTTCCGTGGATTAAATGCAGAAGGATTCACTGATAAGTTTGCTAAGAATTTAGACGAGCAATTAAAAAATGCTGGTATAGGTGAAGATGTAAGAAAACGAATGCAAGACGTACTTGGTAATGTCAAGCTATCAAATGATGATATGACAAAACTAAGAGGTGGCGATCTTAGTGTGTTTCAAAAATATCTTGACGAAGCTGGTCAAAAGACACTTGAAGAAGCGAAAAAGGTTGCTGAACAAACCGCCAAAATAAATCAACAACTGATATCACTTACTAAACAAAGGATTGAAGCTGAACGCAATTTAGTGCAGGCTCAACAAGAAGCTCTAGACTTGACAATGGAGGGGCGAGAAGTTGAAGCAAAATATGGTGGTCGCGCAGTAACAAACCAAGAACGAAAAGGAAATTTATTAGCTAAATCTAATGTTGAAGGATCTCGTTTAGGTTTAACTGCTATGAAAAGTGGCGACATAGGAGAATTGAGAAGAAGGAATGCTGAAATTGGTGGGGCGTTTGGTAATATAGAGTCCAGAAAAAGCCAGCGTAATGGTATGCAGGGTGTTGCCGGTGTCGAAGCTGATGAAACACAAAAAGATTTACAAAAAGCATATAGAACTCAAATAGAAACAATACGTGGATTAATCAAGCTAGAAGAAGATCAACTCAAGATTACTCAAGAAAAGAATAAACTTGAAAAAGATTCTTTAGAATCTCTTGTTAAGGGTGATGTAGAAGAGTTCTTTAAAAAGCAATCTGCCGTTGGTGCTACTGCTGCTATCGCTAGTGGCGATGAAAGACTAATGAAATTGTATGGATCGCAGGCTCTTGGTGCTGCGTCTATGGACATTCAAAGACAACAAGAGGCTGGCGTACAAACTTTATATGGTCAACAACTTGCCGGTCCCGGAGGTCTATCAGAAGCCGCTGCCGGTGCTGCATTGTCTTCCATGGGTGTAAGAGATGCAAGAGCAGCACAAGTATTATCTGGTACAACACCAGAAGAAGAAGCTAGTAAATCCAGATTGCGTCAATTAGGCGGTATGCTTGGAGAAACTGGTCAACTAGGAACAGAAATGGCAGAAATGCAAGTACAGACAGAGACTGTAATAGTAAATGCTGCTAAATTAGAATTGGCAGACGTTGTTAATCGTGGCAGAGAAGCTGGAAATGCGGTTGGTATGGCAAAGGGTGGATTACTCTATGCTAGTAATGGTATATTTGTACCTAGGGGAACAGATACTATACCAGCTATGTTAACTCCGGGTGAATTTGTAGTTAATAGAAATGCTGTTCAGAGAGGCAATAATTTACGTGTTTTACAAGCGATGAACAATGGATCGAGTGGTGTATCTAATAATGGAACGGCGATGATGGCAGACGGAGGAATGGTTAGATATAGGAGATTTGGTAGCAAGAATGCAGAAAGCCCAAGCCCAAGCCCAAGTTCTAGTTCTGATTCCATGTCTATATTTACCGCTGCTCTTAATACTTTTAACCGAGATTTAACTAAAAATATTGAAGCCCTAAAAAGTACAGAAATTAAAATCAAATTAGATGCTACCAATGTAAATATAAATCTAACTGGTATGCAGGCTTTAGCTAGTGTATCACAATCTGTAAAGAATGAAATCTTAACTGAAATAATGAACAAAATTAATACACTTAGAGCAACTACAGATGGTGAATTAAAGAGTAATCCGGGAATTGTGCCTAGAATGGCTTAGGAAATAAAATGACTTGTGAGATTTGTTTAGTACCTACCGATTACGAAAGAATTAAAGCTACTAGTAAATTAGTTGCTAAAAATTCATCTGTACTTGGACCAATAAATCACAAAAACGGTTCAGTTTTTAAAATAAGAGCTAACACACAATTTATTGCTAATGGTGCAACACGCCTTAGTTTTTTTGGTGGTGTAAGACTAAGAGAAAATTCAAATTTATCTCCAATATCAAGATTAGGTGGACGTAATAGTGATTTAAAATTTATTAGCATATTAGATGGAACTTTGCGATCAAGAAATGGGTCTTCAAGTAAATACAGTATAAAATATGCTGATAAATTTTTTGGCTCCGCAGGATTTATTGCTACTCAAAAATTGTTTCCCAGCGGTTTTGCTCAGTTTTCTACAAAATATGATAATTCTCCAGTTGATGTAAAAATTACTAATTTTGAAAATTTGATAACAGAAAATGGTAATTCAATTCTTCTCGAAAATTATGATTATTTATCAACTGAATATCCAGTTAGACACGACGGTGCTGTAGATGAAGGTGTTTTTATAGGTGACTATACTTCGAATCGTAATAACGGATATCTCATTACAGATGATGAAGTTTCTTATGTATTTCCAAATAATCTACTAGTTAGCGGAGACATAGTATATAAATTTTCTGTCAGCAAGCCAAACTTGATAGCGAAGCAAAGTTATTTTGCTATAAGAGCATTTGCACCATATAGCAATTATATGGAGAGAAAGCCACAATATTACAAAATTTATGATGTAAAATTTCAAGACCCATCTGGCAATTTAATAATATCATATAATGATATAAACATAAAACCAGATACCGGATATACTACCTATATTTCTGATACTAAAACAAATAATCTAGTTTCATCTTATCAGTGGCAAAATAGTTATCCATTAATAAATCAGCCAAGCGGATATACACTATCATTTTCTATTAGCGCAAAATGCGAACAATCACCATTTTCTGAAAAATTTGACGAGGGATACGAAGATACTTGTTTGTCTACTTATCCGCAGTTTAATCCACTAATTGATCCACTTAATTATTTAAAAATTTCTGCCGTAGAAGTTGGAAACAGCGGTACAGAAAACTTAGCAATTGAATCATTTTTACCGATATATCAATTATCTAGTTACACACCAAGAACAATAAGTCGAGTTCTTGGTCCATCAGAAATGATGCTATATCAATATGATAATGGGATATATCCAACTAAAAATAGTAAATGGATTGCTTTTGATGAAGAAGAAAACAGATACGAAAATACTACTCTAGAACATGCTAATATACTAGTCAATAAAATCCGTACAGACTCTAGAGATCAATTTATAATGCTCTCTGGTCTTGCAGATTCTTATCCAAGCGGGAAATTAGTTGTTAAGTTTAATACTTTACCATTTATAGATGCCAAGGGTTTTGTTGGTGGGGCTTTTGACTTTGGAGGAAATAATCCCGCATTTAACAATGCTGCATATGAGTTGTTAAAAAATAATGATGAATATTTTAATGTAACAAGCGTTGAGCTAAAAGTAATAGCTAGTAAAATTAACTCAAGTATTCCAGATTATGTTATTGATGTTGTTGGTTATAGTGATGATAAGCTTTTGAATGTAACTAAAAAAATTGGCGGATTTTTACAAAATGATGATACAATATCGTATAAAATCCAAGATATACCAAAAATATCTGGCTTTTATGATATCGATGATTTATCTATGTCATTTGACGCTATATCAAACAAATCTCAGTATTATGAAAAAGATATCACAAGTCTAGGCGATCATTATACAATACAAGATATTGATGTTTATAAACCAAATAGTACAATCCTAAACCAGATCAAAACAACAACTAAGAATTTATCAGAATATAAAGTAATTACTAATTCAAAACATCAAGTTCAGTTTTCAAAATATAGCAAAGAATTTGCTAAAGAAATATCAGAAAATGCATTAATACAAAGTAAAAATAATGTGCTTGATAAAGCAAGAACAATTTTTGCTCAAGAAGAATTAAAATATACATATCCAACACTAGAGTCTGATATATTTAAGCTGATAGATACTGTTACGGTATCTAATTCAAATAATTTGACTTCTATTGAAAAATCAAATATTGCTGATGTATTTTATGGCGTTGCTTGGCTGATGTGTCCAAGGGTAACTGGTGTTCAGTTTCAAGAATATACTTTTCCATTGAAAATTTACAATGAGCAAAACTATTTTGGATATGACACAATATCCTATACATCGGCATCCATGTTTGAAAACTTATATGTTGATATATCACCCTTGCCAACCGGAGCAAAAATTTGTAGTATTAAATTAATTGTAAATTATACTCCATCTAATGCTTTGTCCATGATTACTATCGGTGGTGATCAATCAAGAGAGATGACAAAAAGAGAATTCACATTGATGCCTTCTAATTACAATTCGGCATCAGATAGAAAGCATAATCACGGTTTAGGATATTCAACTCAACTATCTAAGATAGAAAATATTCCCCACGGTTATCTCAATTATCCAACATTAAAAACTAACTATTCTCGTAGATGGAGAGGGGTAACTGGCTCAATTACAAATGGTCCGTTTAGTGCGGCAGAATTTGATTACTCATTTTATAATCCAGAAATTGAACGACCATTTTTATCTGGTTACTTTAATTTCAATTATGATAGTGGTTCTAATATATTTTCATTACCACTTGGTAGTGGACTTGGTTCTTTGAGTGGAAAATATGTGGGCAATTGTGAAAAATATCAAAATCTTGGACTTAGATTCAAAAATAATAATATTTTCACTAATCAGTTAGTAGGATATACTGGTAATTATTCATCATTGGATTGGACATTGCTATCTAGTGGTAGCAACAACTTTATAGGTCATCCTCTATATGGTAAGATTTGCGATGCTTATGACAACGCCGTAAGAGTGTCTGGTGCAAATGCTCATTTAGACTTTGGAAATGTAAACACAAATAATGGTTTTGCTTTTTATATTAGATTTACACCCGACTATCATTCGAATGACTTTTTCTTTAACTCTGGTATTTTAGTTTCACAGATTAATTCACAAAAAACAAATGGTTTTTATCTTGGATATGAAAACGGTTATCTATGTGCATATCTAATAAATAATGGAACAATATCAAAGGCTAAGGATAGTTTACCATATTATGAATACCAGTACCCACTATCGGCAATAGTCACATTCAGAGAATTTGGATCTCCTTCTCCATCTTTGGCAAACAGAATTAGTCTATATACAGATAATGAAATAAAAACTGGAATTTTTAATCACGCAAGGGGAGCTGCTATTACTAATACCTCCACTGGGTTTAATCCAAGTGGAAACAAGTTATTAATCGGTCATTCCAACATTGGATCTGGAATGAAAATGTTTGTTCATGAGTTTGGTATTTCTACTACTTCAACAAAAAATCATCCTATTGCTAATTCTTTATATGGCAATCAAACTAATATTACTAACAATATACCGGCTCAAATATACTATCCCGGCCCAGAAAAATATGTTCCCTCTGCTAATAGAGATAGTGTTTACAAGTATTTTAGTATTTCCAAATTTTTTGAAACTATAAGACAAAAATTTTGGACAGATGCAGATGAAAATAATGATGGATATAAATTATGGTCATTTGTAGATAATAATATAGATGATTGGCGTTTAGGTGCTTTTAGAACTTGTAGCTTTTCTCCAGCATTTGATGTTTGGACTGTAAGGGTTGGTTCTGATTATATAACACATGAACTTAATCATCATGGATCTGGTTATTCACAATTTACTAATAAGTCATTACCAGATGATGTTAATCTTTCTGGAGTATGTTACCACACTCAAATAGAGAATGACTTTTTAAGATTTAATATAGCTGACTTGGACAGCGATGATGCAAATAGATTTTATAGAGTTCCACAAAGGATAGTCAAAAATCTTCCTAGAGGTTATGGATTTAGAGATGGTGGCATATCAGTACAAACCACACTAGAATATGAATCCAGCGGAAACGTTATTTGGAATGATGAAAAACTTGGTCCTAAATTAATAGTAAGTTTGTATACACCCTCTCAGAACCATCCATTTAAACCAAATCAAGACTTTGGACTCGTTACAAGACAAACTCATTATCTTGAACCATCCGGCTGTATAAGAACTATTGAAACTGTCTTTAATCAAAATAGCATTTTTGATTATTCAGAAGGTTGGTCATCGTTTGAATCAGAAGCAATTGCTAGAGAATTTAATGATAGATATCTTAATACAGATATTAATTCTATGTTTTTACAGTATGATATTGTATATCCAAGTGGACAACCATTTAAGAGCAAAGTAAAAATACATAATGCCAATATTAAATGCCAAGCACTAGTAGTGGGATCTGGTAAGAATACAACAATGAATATGTATTCTGTGAGTAAGCAATATTCATTTGATACAATTACTTTATTTAATAGTGGTATAAATTTTGTACCATTTTCTGGCGTAACATTATATACTAGTGGATCAAAGTGGCCTAGACATGACGCAAATGTTGATTTTTATACATCTGGATCTACTTGGTCTTCTGATTCTGTTAATTTGTTTACTTCGGCTTTTGCTACTATAGACGTATTCAGCGGTCCACAATTATTTGGATCGTTTGATTCTGCTCCTAGGCCATTGACTTTTTATGTTAGTGGCGCGCCGATGAGAGAGATATCAATGCCATTGTACGCAAATGGCGAAACAGATATACTATTTGAATCTTTATCTTTGACATCTTTTACTGATATTACTCCAGAATTGCAGATACCGCTCTATATCAGAGGTTTACAATTAGTAGATAATAGATATATTAGTGGTTCAATGCCACTTTTCACAAATTCTCCATACGTATACCAATCTGGTAACGCTTCGATGAATTTGGTCACTGCTGCTATCCAAGAAAATTTATTAACACAAACTTGTAGCCTATATACTATAAATTATCTGACTTATGAATCCGCTGATCCCGTCATGGCATCAATAAGATGGGATAAAAATAATGTTGGAGATGGAATAACATCGTTTGATAATTCTTATGCCACAATAGATGCTGATGATGATATACGAGGTGTTTCTTTAATTTGTCGCGGGATATGTGAAGATGGCAATAATGCTAGATGCGAAGAAGATTTTGTTACTATTCACGGCATCGATTGGTATGAACCAGAGGTTTGTGTAGACGGTGGTATATTTAGACCTCAGTATACTTACACGAACTTATCTTTGCCGAGCGGAGCTTTTAAAAGTACAAAGACAAACAATATTGGTCAAACGGTAACTACATTTGATACTGACCTAATGTATAGTGGACATTTTTATGGTATTAGAAAATATTCTGGTTTAATTCCTAATTATCCTTACGTTGTTACTGTGGTAGGTAGATATGGATCGAAAGACTTTGTAGAAGTTCCTAGTGAATTTACAGAAATAGAATATAATTCAATAGCTAATACTGACACATTCTTCAACAATAGTGGCATAAAGATTATTCCACCCACTAATTACATTGCATCTGGAGATGAGTTTGGCAAAGCCATAGCTTCTAAAGATAACATTTTAATAGTTGGTGCGCCCAAGAGAGATTTAGTTATAACAGATTCAAATGAAATCGGAGGAACAAAGACTCTACAAGAAGCAGGCTCTGTATTTATTTATCGTAGAGAAGATAGGCCAACTGGTTATTCTTGGCCCACAGACAAGCATAAATCTCCTTGGCAATTAAGTGGAATATTGACACTTCCAAATGAAATGTTAAGAGATTATTCTGTAATAGTTGAATCAAATGACTTTGATGGTAGCTTGCCTGCCGGATTTAACATTTTAAAAACATATTGGAATGTTGGTCAAGAGGGAAGACAATTTGGACATTCTTTAGACTTAGCAATAGATAGTGGAAGAAAGTCACTTGGTCATGACTCAAGAAATATCATCGTTGTTGGTGGACCGAGTGCCAAGTGGACGCGATCATTATCATTTACAGAACCTGACACAGTGAATATTGGCGTAATGTTATTCACAGATGAATTTTCGTATAGATTACCCGGTAGATATCCTAATAGTTATAAAGGATATGAAGAAGTAGTTGCAGAAATAACAAATAAAGATTTAGTATACAAATATTTTAGCACACCATCTGTCAAATTTGATGTTAAGCTAATGATTATTCAGCCCATAGCTGATGATCCAAATCTCAGTGTATCAGAATTTCCAGATAAGCCAGATTTTATTAGTCTATCTACTATTAGTAGAAATAGAGGCAAAGTACCGTCAGAAGAAAAAATAAATCAAATATTTAGTGGAATTCAATCCTCATTCTTAACAGCATTTCCTTATGATGAAAATAAAGTACACAACAATATTCCACCATTACTATCTATTTGCATAGATAATAGCGCATCGCTATCTGGAGCATTAGATCCAGCACTCAGTAGATTCGTAGACTACTATAAAAAATATAGCCACGATAGTGGCGTAAAGACTCTTGATACAGATATGCCATCTAGCGGGGAAGCCATTGTATTTACATCAGAATTTGGTCAAGATGAAGATTGGATCGAATTGTCTAAGGGTGCTTTAAATAAAATTTTAGATTTCAACTTCATAAATGAAGTAAATGGTAAGAGATTTATTTCCAATAATGTTGGATCATTTAATTCTAGTGCCAACCCCTCATTTACTATACCTCCAGAAAGTGGTGGTCGTGTTTACATTTTTGAACAAGAAAGTGGATCTTGGAATTTGATTCAAGAAATAAGATCCCCAAATGTAACTTATTCTCATCCAGATAGGTTTGGTCACGCTGTAACCATAAGTGACGATACTGATGTTATAGCTGTTGGATCTCCTTATATTAATGATGCTGTTACTGTATATGAATATAAGCCAGACTCAAAAATATACTTATATCTAAATATACCTTATTGGGTACAGTCTAAACAGCCAAAATATTCAACAGAACTACAACAATATTTACAGTCTCCCGGAAGAATTGAAGATGCTGAAAAATTATATCTTAGTTTAAGTCCAGAGGATAAATTTAGAGTTAGACTAGACTATGACATTAAAGAATACGAACAAGTATACAAATATACATATCAAGATAATGCGCCAATAGGGTCTTGGACCTTTATCAATTCTTTGGCAGCACCAACTCCAAGGCTTGGGTATAGTCTAGACTTAAATGAAGATGGAACTAAGTTGATAGTTGGATCTCCAACGGACAGCATGAATCTATCAAACGATGCTGATATTTATTATACCTGTATGTGCGAAAAATTCATAAAAGGTAGACAAAAGAAATTTAGACCACAATATAGAAATGACAGTATTAAGCCCACTTGGCCCGCGACTGTTAATGCTGGATCTGTTAAAATTTTTGAATCAAGAAAATATTATCCACATAGTGGCGTAATAGAGTATGGAAAATTTGGCAATTTACATGAAATGATTAGTATGTCTAATAAGACTGCTGATTCGGGACACTTTGATTACGTAAAAGATGTCTTTGCAGACAAACATTTTGTTAAGACTGATTTTGATGATCCAGAAATTCCTCAAGGTGTAGGTTTAATATTTATTGTTACACCTTCAGCAAACGCTTTAAGTAATGAAGTTTTTGATAAGATATCTAATTGGCTAGCACTTGGTGATAGAAATCTAGTACTTGTTGGTAATGATCCAATATGGGAAGCAGATGGTCAGTACTCTAAATCTAATAAAATTCTTAATACTCTTCTAGAAAGACTAAATTCTCGCATGAGGTTAGTCCAAGCTAGAAATAGATATGAATCATTACCAAATGGATATTCATCATTCAATAATATAGTTCCATCTTTTGTTCCCTTTGGATGTACTGATACATATGTAGCTAGAACCAACTTAATAGGTAGCGGTGTAGCAGATATTAAGATTTATTATCCTAATTTCTTTGAGCAAATGAGATGTGCTAAGGTCACAGATTGTAGTGATCCACCCGAGAAAATACAAATTCAAAGCAGATGTGAAATGCCGCTTCAGCATTATGGTGATATTCGGGCAGAATGGAAAGATTTATGTTGCAAACCAACACCAAAGGGATTTGTAACGGTCATCTATTCATATAATTGGCCTTTAATTTTTGGATCTTATGTGCCAGACTGTGGCTATGATACACCACCACCACCAAAGCCAACAAAAAATCAAGAACCAATTCCATTATTAGTTGCAGCAGAAAAAACTATGCAAACTATAACTATTCCAGAAATTCCAGAAAAGACTATTAGTATACCAATAATAGAAAAGAGAACTGATAGTAATGAAAGAGGTGAATTTGGTGGAAGAGCAAAGCCAGAATTAGATTTTATATGGGATAGTGGAAATAGTGACTACTCATCTTTACAATATAACTTTGCCTATAATTTAGATCCAGAAGCCGTGTTTTATAAACCCCAAGACTTTGATGGTAAAGGTTATGTCTTACAAGCAAAAGCCGTATCTAGAGTAAAAATAGATCCATATTCAGAAGAAGAAGAAGTCTCTCCAAGGGGCTACTATTGCGTAGAAGAACCATATTATGAAAACGATACTTCCACAATCGTTTTATTAGGAATTAATAGTGAATCAAAGCAATTTATATATGATAGCTATTTAGATCAAAATGTGAACTTCTATGTTAACTTAGTTTCTCATATTGACACTAAGACTAAACAGAGAGTTTATTCTACAGTTGCTCAAATTGGCGGTGAAAATCAATGGCCTAACAGGACTAGTTTCATAGATGCTTATCCAAAATCTATTTTGTATGGAGTATTGGGAGGAAATAACGATGTTATACAGGGATTCCCGACTAAAGATTTACACGATAGCATAGATGTTGCTTGGATAGCAAATCCTCTAAATGATATTACTAGTCCAGAATATGCAGATGAATTACAAGCTATTAAATTGTGGTTAAAGGGAAATAGTAGGACAACTAGTTTGAATAAAAAATTAGTTATTACATATGATCAAAACATATCAAGTATTAAAAATATAGAAAAATTATTGACCGCACTTAATGTTCAAATGAAACCAATATATTTGAACTATTTAGACAAGTATGCTTCTGTACAAGATTTTTCTCTAGGTCTTAATTCTGATAGTTACATTAGTAAATTTAGACCATTTGTTTCATTTGGAGAGTCTCAAGATCCTATAATGAATGGAAGAATAGACTTTACACCGATAAAATTAGGACCAAGTTCTATCCCATTAGCTTATTCATATTCTCCTGTAAATGATCTTGTACCAAAAATAGCAGTAAATGATTTTTGGGAAATGCGTACAGGATTTTGTAAGGTATCTTTTCCCGTCGTTGCTTGCTCTGGATATGAATTATATTTTAAAACCTTGCAAGAAACTCCAACAGAAAGAGTGCCACTATATGTTGTTATAGAAAATGTATTTAGAACTCCCCGTCACCCCTGTCCAGATACAAGCTTTCCAGAGCAATCTTCATTATCTTATATAAATGATAATGGAGATTATATTAGTGGAGAAACACTTACGCCAGCATTTGCCTTCGTACTACCGGCAGATACAGAAGAAACTCTACAAGTGCAAGTGGCAGAAAATGTTAGTGAAATCAACATCTACATTGGATGCAATACTAGATATACCAATAGCCTTAATTTAGTATCTGAACCTAGACCAAGAACAACTAGACTTGTTGGAATATCTGGAGCTATGATATCTACCAGAAATGTTGTAGGATTTTCTGAGTATGATGTTGTAGTTGGATATGAGCAACAGAAGATATCTGATCGTATTCCTAGCAGTACATCAGAGATAGAAGTTATTCGACCTATTAGTACAGAATGTGCTAAATATTGCAGTTCCACAGAACTGTGTGAACTAGAAGGTCTTAGTCTTAATTTAATAGATGATGGGCCAGTAGTCGCCGCACAAGAATTAGAAATCTGGTCATCATTTGAGGCTGGATATAATAGATCTAGAATTACATTATTATCTGATCCTAATTTAATTCAAGGTCAATTCTTGGTAGATTCGGAAGGCGTGTTTAGACAGGACGCTGGACGCTTTATACGAAGTTTGTATCCAGAAACTTATTTTGCACCAACAGATATATTAGGTAGACAATATAATGTTCAAACTAAATTAATTTCTCCAGAAAGAGGAAGTCCAGCTAAATACTTTATTAATGATAATAGTATGCAAAGTTTAGTATCTTTCTTCCGTGGTAATTCGTCATTTGGAAGTCCAAGCTACTCTCACATAAATAATAAAGAAAGTACTTATAATTCTGAATACGTCACAGATAGACCAGATATACCTTGGGCAGATTTGACAGATCAAAAAGAAATAGAAGAAACAAAAAATGAATTTATCAGTGGTTTCTTCGCAAGTATTTTACAAACTGGATGTATGTATCCACGATTTAGTGGAGTAATAGGTGGTAATCTTTATGTTGATGCCACAATTGATGGTGGATTACCAGAACTATTGAAAGATAAAGGATATGATTATATGGATTTAGATAAAATTCCAGATCTATATCCCGGAGATTTATTTGGTTATTCTGTTTCCATACAAGAAAATAAAGTTATTATTGGTTCTCCATTCTCGGCATTTAAATCAGAAAATATAAATCCTTGGAGTACAACAAGTCAATTATCGTTAGGAAAGAATGGTGGCGGTGGTGCTGTATATGTCTTTGAAAAAACTGGGAATGGATCTGGTGTTGATGATGTAAATATTTCTTGGCAGTGCGTTAAAAAATTAAAACCAGATTCATTGATGGGACAAAATAGCGGAGTGTCAATTGTATCTGATAGATTTGGAGAGTCATTGTATTTAAATAATGACATAATGCTTATTGGCGCTCCCGGTCATTCATATGGAAATGAACAAATTATTACAAGAGGAGAGTTTGGTAGAAAGTACTTTGATGAATCCTTTGACATTACTACAAGACAGGTAATAGATCTTGGTATTTCTGGAAATAGACAAAACTATGGTAATCAACAATATTCATATATACCAAAAGCTGGGGCAGTTTATACATATGAGTATGGATTTTCTGATTGGGCAAATAGGAGAGCTAGAGATTGGAAATTCGTTGAAAAAGACACATCGCCAAGTAGACTTGAAAATGAACAATATGGCTCAAATGTATATCTTACTAGACCTTACAGAAGTGATGCTGATTATACTATATTTGTTGGTAATGAATATTGGAATACATCTGGCATTGTTTATGACAAAGATATAATGTTAAGACAAAATCCGCCATCTACCAGAAATGAAAATGCTTGGATAGAGGGTAGAGTCTTTGGTGATAAAGTAAGTGAAAATAAAGAAGCTAGAATTAAATTCTATAATGCGGGTGATCCCAATGTACCTGTTATTACATCTAATGATGTTTACGCAACAAAAGATGGATATATATTTTTAGAGGTTTCTGGTCAAGATCCTTCTACGCAAAGCTTTATAACACATAGACCATATATAGAGGCAGTAATTGGTGAATACAAGTCTGGCACCCCTAAGAAAACAGGTCTTCTATTGTATTCTTTTGGAACCAACGCTTTGCCAAGTAGTTCATTACCCCTATATACCAGAGTAGATGTGTCGGCAAATGTGTATAATACATTAGGAATGTATAATAGTGCAATATTAGGCTTCGCTTCTGGCGCAATGCCGTCTGGATTATCCATGTTTGCAAGCGGATACCCAAGAAGCATATCTGAATCTGGATTAATGCTTGTGACTAGCGGGACAACGATTATTTCTGAATCATTACCATTACGTATCAGAGGAAAATAATGCTAGTAGTATACCAAAACACCAATCAGTGTGTTATAAGGCCGGTGCCATTTATTTCTATCACTCAAAATGCCATTAGAAACAAAAATGGTGTTTTAGGTAGTTTTTATGATATTGTTTTAAATGGTACAATATTACCAGATCAAGGATCACCGTATTATATAACCGGTGGCGGAAGCTTACATACCGGCCCAGCATCTCCGGTTGGTTCTTTTACTGCAAATTATACTAGACCAGCTAGGGAAATGGTAGATTTAGCCCACGCTATGTCATCTATCATAGTAAAACAAAATTTATTACGAGAATTGTTTAAAAATGATGGTCAGAAAGTTGAATTATATCCAGCCTCATTAGACTCTGAATTAAATACACCAAGTAGCTTGAGTGATGAGCCAGTTTTAATTTTTTATCCAACCGTTCAGTCTATAAGTTTTGAAGAAGGTGGATATACTGATTTATGTAGATATACAATAAACTTACGAGCAGAAGTTTTACTAGACGGTTCAGAAAATATTATTTCTGATGGATTAATAACACCTAGTATGATTACTTCAACTTCTAATAATCTTGACGATCATTTGATGAATCAACAGTATACCAGACAAAATATAAATACACAAATTGATACATACGGAGGATTTGTAGAAGATTATAGCGAGAGTTGGTCAATAGAGCCAGAAGAGGGAAAAGGAAATACAGATACATCTAATGTTTTTTATGCGTATAATCCACAAAATCATATTAAATCTATAAGAGGTTATAGATTAACTAGAAATGTCACTGCCACCGGGCGTACAATGCATACTCAAAATGAGAGTATGCCAGCTTGGAAACAAGCCAGAGACTTTATATTTAAAGTTATACTAAAAGATAGAGATCAAAATAGTGGAAATAATAGTTCTGGATATGAACAATATCCAGATTTTAAAGATAATGATTTAAATTCATATTTTGGAAAGAATTTATTAAATTTAGCAACTAGCAAGTATGGAGGATTTAATCACTCACGAACAGAATCAATAGATCAAACGGGCGGATCTTATACTGTTTCTGATTCTTGGATCTTATCTCAAGATTCAGCATACGAAGATTATAGATTAAATTTATCTAGAGTATTAAGTGACGATGCTAGGACCAAAACTTTAACAAAAGTTTCTATTGAAGGAAATATTAAAGGTTTAAGCAGCAAATCCGCGTCGGCAACAATATATGGTGGCGGAAATGATTTACCACATAATTCATTATTTAATAATGCATATGCTAATGCGAGAAATAAATTACATCAAATAACTGGCGGTGGAATGTATGGTATTAATTCTTATGTTTATAAACGCGCACAAAATACTACATCTGTGGTTTTAAATCCACAGCCACTATCAATTAGTATAAATGCTAATGAGTTTTTAGGAGAAATATCCTATAGCTTTGAGTACGACAATAGAAGCCCATTATTATCTGAAAGTATTAGCGGTGTAATATCTTCTAATGTAAACTATTCTGATACTTATCCCGGAGATGTTTTTGCCGTTATACCGGTTTTAGGTAGGCAAACTGGACCAGTTTTACAATACATCGGTGGTAGAACAGAATATCAGCGTAATCTAAGTATAGAACTAGTATTTGATACATATTATAATTCTGGCGTTAGCACAAATTTGGTTGACAGGATAAGAACTTTTTCCGTTCTATCAAAACCAACTTTAAATGATCCTTTTAGATCCCAAATAAACAATTTAATATCAGCTTATAGCCCAGCTAAGGAATATGGAATAAGAAAATATTTTCTTTCTCCACCAACTGAAACTTGGGACGCTCAAGCCGGAAGATACTCTTTAAATTTAAATTGGACCTATGAGCTTAATAGATAATCATGCCAACATATAGCGAAAATCAATTAAATGAGCCGTTTGATGTTTCACATATTTTACTTGGGGCAGTAGATGGAACTGATACTACCACTACTCCACAACCTAAAGCAACATTTGTTGGTCGTAGTATAGTAGCCCCAAATGGTTTAAATTTTTCTGAAAATACAGATTTATCTAATGGTAATTATTCTAGACAAGTAAACAATTATTATGGGATAAATGATTTTAGTCTTTTTAACCCATACATACATTATTCTAGTAATTCTGCATCGGCTGGAAATGCCATGTCTGATTTTGGCGTGGCTGGAGAATCTAATGCTTTAAAGATTAATGTTTGGTCTTTTTTGCAGGAGGCTTCCGTCAGATTTGAAATTTACAGTAGACAGTATCGTTAAAATAGAGGATAATAATGTCTATAGATCCAGTTCCAGAAGTTAACCCCGTTACAGTCCCTGTTCAACTTGATCCCTCCTATCAATCCAATCAAGTCACAGAGGCATATAATGGTATTAATAATAATAGTATAATTCAATCTTCTGGATATTACGGTCCAAGCTGGCCTTCTGCTGGACTTGTTATACCACAAAGTCTATCGGTTGGTGGATGGACTCTTCAAAACAGGGGATTACAACAGCAAACATTTCTTGGTGCGTCAGTGCGCAGTTTTAGTATGAATGGTGGATTTGGAGATACCAGTTCTACGTTATCAGTCGAATTAATAAATGATGAATTTAATAGATCTGACGCAACCCCTCAAGGTCTTGGTGATGATGTATATCATAATGGAGTTCATGATCAATTTGCACCACCAATAGCAGGATCTCCAGTATTTTTTAAATTTGGTGCAAATTTGGCTACCGTTGAACAGACATATAGAAAAACTTTTGATGATCTATATAATAATGGCGTTAGCACATATACTGGAGTTGGCCCCGCGCCATTTCCATTTCCAACATATGGTGACTTAGTAAATAATTCTATACAATCTTTACCAAATAATAATTTTGTAGATACAGACACTGGCCAAGCTGTTGATTTGTCTTCTTACTTAGCCCCCGGCAACGACAGGCGAGGAGAAAATCATATAGTATTTGGTGGTATCCTACAATCTTATTTGCAAAACAGAGGCTCAAATGGTAATCCTCTATTTTCCGTACAGGTTGTAGATCCACGCGAAATTTTATCTAATGCAATTTTAATTTTTAATAATTATGCCGGTAGTGTTTACGGTACACAAAATATTATTAATCTATATGGTTTTTTGGAATATAATGCTTCTCAAGAAACTATAGACGAAATAAAAAACTTGTTGCCAGAAAGCGGTGTCTTAAAAAAGACCGTACATCCAACTTCTGGAACATTTGTATATACCAACAATGATACGTATTATTCATCTAAAACTGGAAGTTTTGGATCATCAAATACGTCATTTCCTATAACTGGTACTGGTTTTGCTAGAAGAAGTACTCAGGGTATGCCATTTTATAGAGTATCTCAAGCTATTAAAGCTCTGATGGAAATTGACATTGCATTGCCACAAGAGTATAAAAATAATAGTTTTGGAGGGAAGATAAACTTCAGAGGATACAATTACGTCGTTGATTTTAGCGGTCTACCAGCTTTACCTCCATTTTATTTTATTGATTTTGATCAAATAAGTATATTAGATTTTTGTTTAGAGATTTGCGATGTTGTAAGCAGAGATCTATTTGTTACGCTTTTGCCAATCATTGACCACCCCGCTTGTCAATATATATATGACTACAATAAATCTGCATTACCGCAAGATATAATAGCTGGAATAATTAGAGTAGATAGTATAGATAGATCAAAACCACCTAAATATGGTGCTATTAAATCTTTTCTTGATAATTTATTAGCTATGGGTGTTGAAGTAGAAAATCAAGATGTTGGATACGAACTATCAAATATAACAACTGATAAATTTGTAGTTGGTGCGCAAGAAGTAGATATGTATTGTTTTTCTGCCAATGCTGATAGAGATTTTGTATCGGTAAGGAAAAGAAGGGGGGCGGAAACCGATGCAGAATCTTCGCCATCTCAGTGGAGACTGTCTACGCAATTGGAACAACAAATTTTACCATATTATGGTACTTTAGGTAAAAATGCTGTTACAATACCAAAGGGTTGGGGATCATACCAACAAATATTATTAGATACAACTGGATTAAATGCTCAAGGCGTAGGAGCATATTATGTAGCCACAGAAATGGAATTAAGATGTGCATCTATATCATATGAATGCTGGAAAGACTTTTTAAAACAATATAACGATACTTATTTAGAAAGTATAGAAGACAGCGATGTTGCCGAAGGTGCAGCTTTAAGTCAAACACCATCTTTTGCTAACGTTCCAGTTAATATTTCAAATAACTATGCTGTTACTGTTCCTAGATCTGTATTTGATACTTATGTTAGTGGTGGAGGTTCTCCATTTGATGAAGATGAATTGCCTAAAAGTCCATGTAATCCACCATATGGATATCCACTGTATTATAAACGTATGAGTAGACTTGGTATTCCAGAAGGTGGGCTAACAACTTTGCAATCTGCCATTACTCATATGATAGATGGGGTTGCAATGGTCAGAGGTGCTGATGGTTCAAACTATCAAGATATAAAAGAAGCGCAATTAAACTTTTTGGAAGATATAGTTGAAAATTATGCTAAATTAACACCTCAAGAAAAACAATACTACGATGAGATGAAAAAAGCTCTAGATCAATCTCCTCCAAATATAGCTCTATTAAATGAAATAGAAGAGTCATTGCATAAGATAAATGTTGTATTGCCTAGATTAGCCAAAAAAGGAACAGAAAATGCCTTGAAAGTATACAATTTTTTGAAAAAAATTGCAGATGAAAATTTAGGTAAAAAGTTTTTGGTAAAAATTCCTAATAAGGTTAACTTAAAATATAGTAATGAAATAACTTGGAATTCATCGCCACAGTATGGTGAATATTCGTCTGGTCCATTTGGATTTAAACCAAGAGCATTTTCATCTATTCCGGGTTTTGAATTTACTTCAACTTTTACTCAAGCTTTGGTAGAAGACTACAACGAAACCGGCTCAAGCAATTTCATAAAAGGATTTTTAAATGGCTCAGGAAATCCTATATATAATAAGTATGGTGGAGCATTGAGGGCTAATTTTAATCCAATATCTGATAAATACGAATATAATTATTCTCCTACTAATTTAGGTGGATATCTTCCATTTGAATTGTATGAAAATACTCTGACAAAAGCTCAGATTGAATCCTTGCCTGACAATGTTATTCCTAAAGCTGTTAACCAAATGTTGATACCACAAGATGCAACAAACTTTTTGAATGAAGACGGAAGATTATCCGCATATGTCAGATTTGATCATAGTCAACATTTAGACTTTAGCCATTTTAATTCTGAAGATTTCACTCAACAGCTTATTACTGCTAAAGGTATGGTTCCAGATCTATGTGAATTTTTAGACAATGTTCATGCAGACAATACTGAATTTGAAAGTTACGAAGCCGCCGATGATGACAGACAAGATAATGACAGAGAAAAACCCCAGCAATGTTCTTTCATAAAATGCACTGTAGACGATAACTTTTATATGCCACCCAAGACAAAGGAAAGATCAATAAGCGTTTATGGTCAAGTTGGTGATCCAAGAATCAAAGCATCAAAACCTAGGAAAATTTTTGTACCATGTTCTGGATGGAAAAATAATGTTCCGGGTGACAGTCCAGAAGATTTGGTTCCCGGAACCGGAGTCTTTATAAGCTCATTTAGATTCCTTGAAATGCTATATACCCCGAATATAGAAGCTGGAGAACCCGTCACTACATTAGACTTTGATAGAAAATTTCAACCAGCACTTAATTCTAATATCATAAAAACTGAAATTGAAGATTTAGATACTGATCATGTATATGCTTTAATCACATTACCCGGAAAAGCGATACCGACCAAAGATTCTAGATTTAGAGATGCAATAAATCAAAAAGATAATGCATACAGTGTAAAACATTATTTGACTATGGATGTTGTAAAAGGTTTACCAGAATTTTCAGAACCAGCATTTTGTAAAGGGCCGGATAGCGATGCTTTAAGAAGAGATATTGGATGTAAAACGTTTTCGGCAGAAGCTAGAAGTATAGCTTGGTTAGCTTCTAAAAAAGCAAAAGCATCTTTACAATTTGCTTTACCTCAACAAGTACAAATGTCTTCGCCTTCTCCAGTATATCCAGATTTAGTTGTATTACCATTAATTTCTAACGATAGATGCTATGGACCTTGGATTTCTTCTCAATTGGATACTCAAGCTGTTGTATATTCTAAGGTGGGTGGAAGAATAGAGTTTTCAAAAGATGAAAATTTAGCACCTTGGAATTATGCTGGATATCAATTGATGCAGGATGCTGGAAGAATACAAGCAGAATTTTCTAATAGTTTAATGCTCTTATCTGAACGCGGAGGATTTGTAGTTCCAACTATACCATCCGGCTCTTTAGGTAAAGCTTTAATTGATGGTGGGCCAATTATTACTAGTATGCAAGTCGATGTATCAGAAGGCGGTTTAAAGACTACATATAAATTAGACCTTTACACAGCTAGTTTTGGCAAACTACAAAAACAAAAACAAGATCTTATTTCTAAAATAAGTAGAGAACGACAAAGATCAAGGGATGAAAGAAATGCTCTTATAAGAAAGGGCATAGGAAAAGCACAAACTAGCGTTAATATGGTTGGTGCTGTAAATATGTTTGCTAGCGAAGGAATAATACCAAATCCGCCCATATTATCAGATCATATTGTTGCTTCTGTTGTAAAATATGAGACATCTTCATATGCTCCAGCCCTAGGAAATTTTGGTGGTAATTTTGGTTCAGCTGGTTCTAGTACAACTAGTCAGTCTTCTAATTCTGTTTCTATGCAACCAGAAACTAATATATATGATACCGCAAATAGATTTGATAGCAATATTCAAAGAGAACAAGCTATGTATAATACAGGTGCTTCAAGACTATCAGATTTATATGTTCCATTTTCTAACGAACCATTTCATTCGAATATAGCACATAATCATAGAACTATTGATTTTAGAGCAATAAATAGACTTTGTGAAGACGAAAATTTTACGATTAATGATGATGAATTTACACCGCCAGCATAAAAAAAGGACATAAAATGAGCAATTTTTTTGCTAGATCTGGACGAGGGGCAGTACAAAACTACCATTCTTACATAGTTGATGATGCTGTATTACAAAATATTGGTTTGGCTTCTTATACTAGAAATAGTATAGAAAACTTCGGTATAGAAAAAAGTAAAACTGGTGAAAAAATCTTGTCAAAAGATATAACAGAATACTTTGATGGAGATGTTCCAAAAGATAAATTGCTGGGCGATGGTGAAGATTTGCAAATCATGGCTTATGACAATGTTGCAAAAGATTATTATCTTAAAAGCACATCTGGTGGAGGTGAATCAAATTTATGGTATACTCCTAGCGGTTCTGCTGCCAGCGATATAAAAGAATTTCAAGAAAGATTTGATAAAATACAAAAAGGTCTTCCACACGGATTATCTTCGGAAGTAGTATTCGCGGTCAACTTTTTGTGGTCCCAAATACAGACAAGTTCCTCTGGTTGTATAACATTTGATATAGACTATTCTGTTCTAGATTGTAACAGAAATACATCTATAAGATTGTATTTTAATGCTGGTGCTAAAGTAAATACAAGTCGAGGAGTGGCACATAATGGTGCATCTTTTAATATAGCAGATGTTCCTAGAACCGCTGCCGGATTGCCATTTAGTTATTCAGAATCTAAAAAATTAGGAACCGGCCAATATGCATTACCGGCAGAAGGTGGTGCGAAAAATCCAGCAAATACAGTTGCCGGTAAGCTTAGAACAGCTTGGAACGACGCTTTGGGTCAGTGGGAGGCTGGTACTCAACAAATGTTAGTTAGACTTATCAGTGATATAGATGGTGTATCTTTGAAAGATCTGCCATCTAATATAGATGATGCTTCGCAATATTATACAGGAGCATTATTTTTAGGAGAATGCAAGAGGGGAAGTGGGATACCTTTTAGCGTTGAAGATAGTAATCCAAATTTATTTGGACCAAATATCATTGGGTGTGGAGAGAAAGCAAAAGTAGAAAAAATAATAGTAACTAATCGAACCCCAAGATCATATACTAAAGGAGAAATAGTAATATGCAGTTTAATTGGCACAGATTGGATTCCTATGGGGTTCGGTTTACCAAAAACTGTTACTAAAAAATTTGAGTCTAAACTATCAGACATACAAAAGTATATCGTGCAAGCAAATTCATTTTTTAGAGATAGTACAGATCAAACACAAGTTGATTTTGGACCAATTACTTTGCCTCTTGTAAATTATGCTGAAAGCGTTAGACATAAATTTTATAGAGCATTATCTGGAACAGTCAATCCATATTTTGCAACTCAAATCGCTTTGACTAGCGCGGCTTCTGGAGCTAATGATTTAAATAAAATAGCCGCATTAAACATGTTAAATATAGATCCAGAGAGTGCAAAAATAGATGACAATGGCGCAGTTGTTGTAGACACAGATTTTAATAAAGTGTCTAATTTTCAAAAGAATATTTCTTTTTTACCCAGTACTGGATATTTACCGGTTTATGATGCTGATGTTATTCCTACGTCTATTGGCGGCAATAATACAAATCATGCACAAAAACCGTACTCAGTTTTAACACAAACTAATTATTCTCAAATTCCCTATGATGAGCCAGAATTTAATGATCATTTTTCTGTTAATAGTAGAAATAGTTGGGGAATATACTATTCGGATGGTTATACATCTAGCAGTGTTGGTAGATTAAAAAACTATGTTGATACATACACATCTGCTGGTAAAATACCAAATAGTTTTATATATACTGGTGGAGATAAATTAGATTTTACTGCTGAAGGTCAGGCTTCAGACCCTCTCGCTGAAGGAGTATCGCTATTTCAAGTATTTGATTCTAATTTATTCCATTTGCCAGCACAAATAGCATTGAATGCATCTGGTAATCCTTCACTTTATATGCCAAAGTTGTGGCAAATAGATTATTCTAAAGATATTAACTATGCTGGCGCAATGATTGATTATTTAAAATCTTCACCGGGTCAAAAGGGGGAATGGATACAAGATTCTAGTGGTAAAGATTTGTTCAATTTGACACCAGTAAACCCAAATAAAATTCAATTTACTGCATTATCACTCAATTTAGCATTATGTTCTTTTCAATCTCTTGGAACTAAAGTAAACGATAGGGGTGAAACTGAAAGTGTAAATGGCAATTTTGCTGATTTGGCAAATACTTTATATTATCCATTTGGCAACAATGAGCGACATTTATTTTTAGGTAATTTATGGAAAAGAATTAATGTTCAAGAGCAAAAAACTCTATACAGTGAAAATGGAGTTAATATCACTTCTAGAATTGGTTTTAACAGATATCTAATTGATTATAAAACTGGATCTATTGTTGAACCAGCAAGAAAAGATAAGCCAGATGATGGGCCGGGTATTTTTCCAAAATGGATTGATCCCGATTTTACAGACGAACGATCTAATGTCGTTGGAATATTAGCAGCAAAACAAACTATTAGTTTGCCAAATGGTGGTCAATTATCATTAATAACAAATAACCACTATGGTTATAATGGATACGGAGTAGTTAGCGGGGGTGGTAATAATGGTCCTGATATAACTATTATAGGCGGAATGAGTTGGAGTACTGATACTGGCGGTACGAGTAAAACATTAGAAAATGTACAGTGGGGAAGTAGCGGAGATGATAATAGATATGATTCATTTGGTACTGTTGGATTATGGGCGAAAGTATATGATCATTGTCCAAATACTATATATGATGGAAGATACTTCACGCCATTGCATTTTAATTCAAACAGTAGCAAATTAGATTTTTCACAACCAAGTCTATCGGTGGGTATAGTTGTAACTCCTACAACCAAAGTAGAATATGTAAAAAATCCAATTAGAAGAAATATGCTATTGACCGGAGGCGGATTCACATATATACAAAGATATCTTGGTGGATATGAAGGGGCGGATATAAATATAGAAAAAGCCGGTGGCGGATATGCTGTAGGCGATACAGTTACTTTCGCTGGTCAGGTTATATATGAAGTGGAAACTATTGGCTCAAATGGCGAAATTACTAAATTAAAACTAAAAGAAGCTGGAGAATTTCCATCAAATCCATTTTCAAACTTTCCAAAAGGATTAAAAGGATCTATTAGCAGAACAGACGGAGTAATAGCAGCTGAGATATATTTAAAGTCATTAAAAATTAGAGAAAAAGTCAAGAAAGATGAAGAACCAGTTTTATACAAACAGCAGCTTTTATCAGTAAAAGACAATAATGGTAACGGCGACGGGGATGGCTATGTAAGAACTAGTAAAACCACCTCTGTAGCGTTATCTAATAATATATCAGCAAATACGGATATTGGCGGTGGAAAATATGATATTTTTCTATTCTTCGTAAATGACATACTTTGCTCAACAGAAAACGGTAATGGGGGAACATATTTACCATTCGATCCATATGTCCAATATTTAAATCTAGAAATTAGTGCTAACTAAAAAAGGTGTATAATATACTGTAAACCTACTAAAAAGGGGAGAATTTTATGGCTGAAATCAAATTTTATGGGAATGTAATTGGTGTAGACGGAGTACCGGAAGAAATACCTCACTTATTAGGAAGTGGATTAGGGTTTTTTGGTGCTGGTTTCGGAGTTTCTGTACCAGTACAATCTCAGCAGTCTACCACATGGATTACTAACTCTAGCGGAACTGTTGTTGGTACGCAATTACAAAATACAGCCATGTTGACTAGTGGAAATTCTACTCAAAATGGTCAAGTAAAAGCCAAGGATGGAAATACTCTTTCTTTGAATAACTTGCCAAACAATCAATGCCCACTAAACATTAGATTTACACACACACAGGCAGTATCGGTTAAGAATTGTAAGCTTAGGGTGTTTGATAGAAACGATATATCAAAACAAGCTTCTGGAGTTTCAACGTGGATCTATGAAGCAAGGCATCCGGCTACAAATCAATCAGCGGGAAGTTTAAGTCATAGGGCAAATTCAGAGTATTCATGGAGATTATTTACTGGCGGTCAAATTATGTCAGATTTTTCACTTACTCCATCACCCGGAGTTAGCGGAAAGAATACATTATCCGGTGAAGGCAATCAGTCTATTCTAAAATGGGAATTTAATCAAGGGGATACCCATGAGGCGTTAAGACATGATTGGTATTTAGCTATTAGTTCGGAACCAGATACTCCCGGTGCCAAACAAAACTATGGACTATATTTTACATTAGAGTATCTATGAAAAAAGGGGCGGTTTCCCGCCCCCCAAATCATCAGTAATTCCAGCACCTATGTCTGTGTCTTTCGACCGGCATAGGTGTTGTTGTATAGTAAGGATACCCCCAATAAATTCTTTGATCAATAATTGGTTGAGGATACACTACTACTGGCACAGGAACCGTAACGATTAACTGCGGTGCTTGGTACACCATAGTTTGGACAACCACCGGTTGCTGAACAATAGGAACCGATTGTGGTACAATGTAAACTGGATAATTAGCAAATCCCTCATTTGATATCCCTATCAGCATAAATAGTATTGCTAAACATCTCATTCTGCCTTCTCCGTCTTTGGATTCCACTTAACCCATCCACTGTCTGGTAGCCAATTTCCTTCTGCATCCTTACGCTTGGGAAATAACCCGCCACCCTTCTTATTAACACCAAATGCTAGCCTAGCACCGCACTTCATGCATCGTAGTTCATAATACTGATTGTCATCAACTGTACGCACCACGAATCGAATATCATCAGAGCCACACTTTCCGCATGTGGTTTCTTCAAACACTTCTTGGAACTTACTTAGTTCATTAAATAAGTCCTTCTGTGATTCACCTTCTAGTTCTGCCTGTAATCGCCCGTTCTTTGTAGTATATGTAATCTTCATTTACGCCACTCCTGTTGATAGCCTATTATATCTTGTGGAATTGAACTCTTATCACGCTGGTAATCGTTTAGTGAATCTATGATATCACTAGCGATCTTCTTAGAAACCTTCTTTCCGCTATCCACCTTAAACGATGCGAATAGCTTCTCTCCATCGATGTTAAGTTGCTTACACTTTACATCAATAAAGTTGTATTGTGCATCACTCATTCTACTCTGATCGTCATACTCACCCTCACTAGCATTCTTAGTATTAGAAATATCTCTGACGATCTTTGCTGTATCCTTCTTAGTTAATTCTTCGGCAGCAACACCCTTAATCTTTAGTGCCTTACGTAAAGCTCTTGCTTCTGCTCTGGTGCTAGCAATAGCCACCGCAAAGGCACAGAACATATCATCAGTATTCCCTTCCCAAGAATCTGCCACTTCTGAATACTTCATACCATTATCAAATTGAACTGTAAATACTACTGTTGCTCTACCGTGATGATCTTCTCTTTGAACTGGAAATACCTGAGTTGGGCCACTAAACATAATTGGCCCCAGTACTATTTCTGCTACACGCCTTAATCCAGCAACTAGAGGATGACCATCAACCATTTCCGTTTCATGGAATAATGTCATAGCATAGTCATGCCATTCTGTACTAAGCATAGATGGGGCATTGTTCATCACAACATTTTTTACTGATGTATCGGTATTACTCGGTGAAGCTAATTCAACTTTATCAAAAATAGTTTCAATATCACTCATATTTCAATCTCTATGTACCTTTCTGCTTTTTTGGGAAACGACTTTTCTATTGTACCCAAGCAATTCACAATGTCAAGTCTCAACTTTTCTTTATCGGCCAAACATACTGAGTCAGATAAGTTTTTTATTCGTATGATGACCATTCCCTTGCTGAGTAAAAGCCCACTTTTTTGTGTATCAGCTTTTATTTGTTTTTGTAACTTTTCTTCACCCCATATTGGCAAGAAATGAGATGGGCCGTCTACCTCTATTATAGCCTTGAGTGATGGTATGTACATATCCAGTTCCATGTTGTGATTTTGTATCAGATGCTTTTTATGGTACTGAACAGAATAACCGGCCTTGGTTATTTCTTCATATAGAAATTTTTCTAGTTTAGACCCTTCTTTACCAGCCACTTGTATGCTTTTGATAGCAGCACTCATCATTCTATCTTTTTCAACTTCAGACAATTTTTCCCACCTTTTTTTAGATTGATCAACTCTAGACTCATACATCTCTTCTGACATTTCTTCCCAGTATTTTTTAAGTCCAAAACTAATCTTTAATTTTTCTTCTTTTGTTCTATTTTTTCCACTAGTTGGATGTATAGCAGTGCCATTATCTATAGCATTTTTTTGAGCTTCGCTTTTAGTTTTTAATGATACACCGCTCTTTATTAGGATTCTTCGAATCCTATTTGGATAAGTATTAAATGTCTCAGCAATTTCGTAAGTACTTTTATGCTGCTTTGTATACATCATTATTATTTGATTTGTATTCATCTTTACACCTTAATAGTATTTCTAGTATATCTTGGAAGTTGTCTGATATGCCGATTGGTTTCTTACCAGTTAATCTAAATATTTCCTTTTGATCTTTTTCAGTCCTACATATTATATTTTTAATTCTGCTAGAATTAATGACTAGATCTAAAATGTTAATATTTTGATCCCAATTATAGTAATATATTACGTTAATGTTATTAACAATATTCAATGTGGTCTTTAGAGACTCTAGAGACATAACTATTAGAGTTCCATTGAAACTCCACAATTCTGTTGAATTGAACATTCCACATTTTGTGTTGAATGGATTATGCCCTATGTTATCATAAAAGATACTTATATCATCAAAAAGCCTATCTTCTATAGCAAAATCTATAAAATTATTTATTTTCTCAAGCTTACTTGTGTCAAGCATAGTATCAATATATATTCCTAAATTCATAAAAGCTCCTCTATAATCTTTATTCTTTTTTTGTATGTATGCTGTTTTGCTAGTTCTAAACCGCCCTGCTCTATATTATATCTTAGATTATCATTATTTAATGCCATTTTTATTTTCTCTATCATCTCATTTACATCTTTATAGATTAGACAGTTCACTCCATCTATGAATCCTAATTTATCATAATATTGGTTATAATTTGTCAACAAACAAGTTCCGCATCCAATCGTTTCAAAATTTCTATAGTTGATATCAATAGAAATATTAGCATTAAAGTGGACTTTGTATGAATTGATAGAATGAACCATATTTTGTCCTAATACTTTTTCATCTAATCTAAAAGCAAAAAATGAACTTAGAATATCTATTAATCCGCCTCTATTATTTATCATACCGCAAAAACCTACATCGTGTCTTTTTTCTATACCAAGAGGCATTATCAAATCATCATCATAACAATTTGGAAACCATACGCTATGTTCATTCAAAAACTCTGGAGTAGATTGCAATATTAGATCATATTTCCCATCATAAAATGTTTTCATATAGCTCTGAATACCTTTACAATGTGCATCAATAGACCAAATAAATTTTTTAGTCTTTGCTTTAGATAAATCTGGAATCCAGTTAGTTTCATCGTGATTCTCTAAATTAATAATCAAGTCATAAGAATCCCAATCTGGCGTTTTAGTGTAGTTATCATGACCAAGCCCCCATACTTCTGCGTCATGATTTTGATCTTGCATAGCTCTCTGTAAAGATAAACACTCTCTAAAGTTGCTATTTACTTTGTGTCTACCGGCTTCTTGTATCAGCAATGTTTTCATATATTTTCCTCTGAACTAATAAAAAATGTATTTCCATCAGTTTTAGAGTATACAGAGTATTCTATGTGCATCATAAAATTTAATAGTACATTAATATCCATACTGTGTTCTACGCAAACTAATCTTGGCCTATTCTTTGTCCAATCATTTGATGCTAAAACTTCCATATCTACACCTTCTGCGTCTATAGAAAGAAAATCTACGACATTGTTAGAAATGATATTATTTAATGTTTGCGTTTTTACGGTTATTGTTTCTCTAAATTTATCCCCATGATGGTCTATGACTCTTTTCTTAAAGACATCAGACATGGTTGATACAGACGAATCAATGCCTGTAGAGTAAATGTAAAAATCGACTTCTTTTTCAACATTAAAACATCCAACATTCAGTATACTAATTTTATCATTGTCTTTGTACAAATCTGATAAATTTTTATAGTACAGAGGGTGTGGTTCTACTAGTATGCCAGACCACGACTTATGTTCTATTAAATATCTTGAATTAGAATATGTTACTCCGTCCATTGCCCCTATGTCTACTAGGAATCCGTTGTTTTTATCACCAAAGAATTGTGATAATATCTTTTCTTCTCCATACTGAGAATAAAACATGATTATATTTTCTCCAATACAAGTATCTGAGCGTGAAAATTAATAGATTTATACTTGCCACTTCTGTAATCCATTGTTTTGATCAAATCTAAAAACGTATCATTGAACTGAGTTCTTGTTATATCATTTCTTGGATTTAGATCTTTGTTCAAATGCATTCCCGGCCACCCGGCGATATCATTGGTAAGATTTTCATATGAATTTCTTAAGTCTTCTATGATGTAGAAATCAGTAGCATAATCATTTAAAATTTCAAATGACTTTAATGTTAATGTATTTATATGACTTCCATCGTCAAGTATAACATTAAAAGTTTTGTATTTATCAATTAATGTTTGTAAAAACTCTGGATCGCTTTGAGATCCAATTTCTACATGAACATTTCCACCCTCATATTGTTTACATGTCGGATTAATATCTAATCCTATAATAGAAGCCTTTGGAAAATATTCTGACCACATTTTAAGAGAACAACCATCTCTTATTCCTATTTCTAAGAAATTAAATTTTTGGTCACGCAAGTGATTCAAATATCTATGATAAACATCCGTATAGCACTCTCCAGCAAATGTATGATTTCCATCCACCTTATCAGTTCCGTATCTAACTCCAAGTTCTGTTAATTTATTCATCTTGCATCCTTTTAAAATTGAGGAATATCATTTTCATCATACACCTGTCCTACAAAATAAGATCTAGCTCGTTGAGTAGCATTTGATGGAAACGGTATACGTTCAAAAAATTCATCATGCACAGTACTATTGTACTTTATCATAGGATAAATTACCTGTCTCAAAAAATTTTGATCTACTTGATATGCATTATCGTATTCTTTTTTATCATACGTGTCTATCATTTCAGTTATGCCTTTTAGAATTCCATTCCTACAACCCCACATTCCTCCTAATATTTCCGTTTGATGATAAGGGTGATCTCGCATAATATGAAAATCTTTATCGGTTTTTAACCACTCATCAACTGCTGCTTTTTCTCTAGTATTTAATCTACTATCAGTATCTCTGGATAGAAATATATTTTCAGAATCTGCACCTAAAAATCTCCAAAACATGCCATTCCATCCGGTATCATCTTTATGTACCAATTCGCAATTCAGAGAATCTAATTGATCTATAATTTTGTTTGATACGTCATTTCCAATATAAAATCTGCATTTCCAGCCCTCATAAATTTCCTGTGCTAATCTGGCATTTTTTATAGCTCCCATTGTATACTTTGGATTATCACCCCAAAGTGAAAAGCATATAATCTTATTAGTCATTAGTAATTCTTTGCTTGGGATAGTTAAGGGCGGCTCTTTGTTGGAATACATAAGCATCTCTTCCAGCAAATGATAGGGTCTTTTGTGCGGCATAATCATAGTCGTTATGATTCATGCTGCCATTTTTTGAATAATGTTCATGCATAATAACTATTTCATTAATATATGCTACTTTATTCATAGAATATACTTGATTCGTGAATTCATTATCACAATATAAACTTTTATAATCTGGATGATAAATATATCCAAAAAAATCATACAATTTTTTGCCAAGTATGGATAAAGTTATTAGATTATTTCCCTGTAAGCCGTCGTTAAAGTGTAAACACCCATATGTATCTGGAAAGTGTTTTTCCATACTTGAGGATATAATTTTGTCCCATCCACTCTTGATGGGTATCATGTCATCAGACACGCAAATTACTATATCAAAATCTTTATCATCAATATGATCATTTATAGCACTGATCTTGGTGGTATTATCATCAAAATTTATATTGTAGTTAACATTCTCATATCTATCCAGAATATACTTAATTGTATTTACCGTTATGTCATTATTCATTGTAACATCTGAGCTATCACAATTAATATTAAAATGTAATTCATTTTCTTTGCTAAAAAGCTCAAGGTACTTCTTTAAGCAAAAACTAAATTTTTCTGGTCTTCCAAGCGTTGGAAATTGTAGTAAAAATTTCATAACGAGTTGATCCTATCGTTTAGTCTACTAAGTATTTCTTCTGGTGGTGAAATTTGAGACAATAATGTTTTTAATCTATGGAAACATGTGTGTCTATTTTTGACCGAACTACTAAATTTTTCGCCTTTAAAAATTTCTGTAATTTTGTCAGTATAGCTATTATTCTTAAAATCAAATACGATTTTATTACCATTTTTTATTGCATCAAAAACTATCTGAGATTCTAAGAAAGACGCATCTTTAAAAACAATTTCTTTGTAGTTGACAAAAAGTTTGTTAAGTTCTAAGACAGGCAAGAAAATATCTACTTTATCTTTTATTGCTTGGTTATTAGTTAGAATATGGTATACGCCATCATATTCTGGAATTTGATCTTCTTGAGATACGAATATAGCTTTATCAATCTCAAACTTCTTTTTGGCAATTGGTATAAATACATCAGCCGATGGCATTATCTTGATAAATTTTATATCACTGGTACTAGTCTCGCGTGTACCAAAAAATACAAATTTAATATTATTTTCATTTAACCTTTCAGCTAATAGCCCAATATTATTAGCATTTATGTCATTAATGTTCAATAACACTTTAATTTCTTGGTTGTTACTGTCTTTTAAATATTGAATGAAATCTCTTGGCAGATTTAGAGCATGACCAATAAATACGTCTGGTTTATATGTATCAAAATTATCATATACACTAAGATTAGTATTCCACATATTTGATTCTACGCCGATATTTCTTAATGCGGCGTTGAAATAGTGTGGTTCAGTAGACCAATACGAAGAGTAATCAAATACTAAAAATCTCATTATTATCCCTTATATTGTGATAGGTTTTTATATTATTGATTTTTTGAACAGGAAACTTATTATCTATACATAAAATAGTAAAATTGGATCTAATTAACTCATTAAGAGCCTCAAATATAAACTTTTTTTTGCTATCTGGATGACTAAGAACTTTTCTTATATGCTCTACGACATCATTCCCACAAAGATATACCATTTCTGACCAAGTTTGATAAGCACCAAACGAGAAGTGCTGTGCCTCTTTATTGCTGTTCATATTTAAACCAATGTCTAGATTCTCTGAGGTACTCTTTTCAATAAGAACACACGTTCTATTGAGATCTAATAATTTAAGAGTTTTTTTATTTATCAATAATTCGCCATTGCATATTAAAACTTTTTTGTTCATGGTGTTATTGATAGATAATCTAGTAGATTCGTAAGAATTAGAAGAATTAAAGCTTTGATTCTCTACTATTCTTATGCTCATATTGTTGTATTTTTGTCTTATATATTTGCATATTTTTTCAGCTTCAAACCCTACACAAATTATTATTTCAAATTTGTCAAAAGTTTTTTTGATAGCATCTATCTGAAAATCAATTAGTTTTTTGTTATGAATACTTATTAAAGATGTTGGACCATATGACTTCATTCTATATCCCGGTAAATCGCATAACAAAACTATACTAATTAATTCTTCATTAGTTTGAATATTTTGTTTTATTTTCTTTTTCATGTATCCTTCTCAATATATAATCCTTGCTGTTTGGATTCGTCAACAACTTTTTCTACTATATCGACGTATTCACCGCTTTCTATATAAAATGATACCATCTTATAAAGTGAATTTAATATGGCACAAGAATCTTTGAACTTGAAGACAGTGCATCTTAAAAGCTCTGTATTTATTGCATTATTGATCTCATAAATTGCTGAACTTATCTGATCTATATTATTTGCATCAATTAATATATGAAATCTATTTTTAGTTCTCATTAGAAATTCATATAAAAACAGCTTTTTGTCAAAAAACATCGACGCTGTTATTTGTGGAAAATTTTGATAAATCTGAGATATCAAAGTTCTTTTATTTTGTTCTAAAAGATGGGAATGATATAAGACTATTTTTAGTCTATTTATGGGATAATTCAAACATTTTAACTGAGAAATTATTTTAGTTATATATGACTCAGTTATGTTATCACAATCGATTAATAAATCAAAACTTATAGAAGATTCTTTAACAGCTTTGTCTATCTCTGGCTTTCCATCGTTCCAATCTTTATGTCTGTAGAAATTGCATTTTCTATTTATAACAAAGAATTCCTTATCATCATCATAGGCGGCTATAACATCTTCTTTGAATTTAGATATTCTATTATGTAAGCAATCGGTTTGTGTCTTTTCCTCATAAACAGCAAAAGAACAACTTTTACAGCTTGTCTGTTTACTGGGGTCTGGAAGCATGTAGCTCATATATTGATCCTCTTAGCAAGATTTTGTCAATTACAAATCCTAGAGATTTTAATTTATTGCCCAATTGTTTGGAGTCATGTACTGACATTCTAGAAAAAATCACATCATTATATGTTTTTATATCTATGATACCGGTCACAAAATCTCTGGACACACAACTAGCATCTACCCCATTCATTACTATTTTTCCACCTTTTCTTACTAGCTTTTTAAGATCTAGTAAAATATTATCTAGTTTTTCATATGGAACTAGTTCAACTGTTCCATTCATAATAATTTCTGTTGCAGAATTTTCTGCTATATTAGCAGATAAACCATTCTCATTTAAAAAAACAGGATTGAAACCATCAATAGAGTCTTTTATATCTGTCAAAATTTGTATTTTCATTTTGTTGTTTCCTCATATACTTTATCGAATAATTCGTTCCATTTTTGAATGAATTCATATTCAGAAAATTTATCAATCACGGTCTGTCTAGCATTATTTCCTAGCTTTTCTCGCTCCTCTGGATTGTTCAATAAATAGTCTATATATGACCTTAACTCTTCTTCATTGTTAGATATAAATCCATTTTCACCATTTTTTATTATCTCTGGTATCATGCATGTCGCCGTTGATACTACTGGACATCCGCAAGACATAGCTTCTAACAAAGACATAGGTATTGGACTTAACGTAGAGCTATTAAAATATATTGAACAAGTATTATATGCATTAACTAGTTCATCAATAGATTTTGCCGGTGATGATAACCCCTTTGTGTCACCAATAATATTTACATCTAATCCGTTTGTTACTCTCTTCCATCCGCTATAATTTAAACAATAATCACGATTTATAAAGTCATTTGCTACCGTTAATATTTCTAATTTTTTATCTATATTTTGCTTACAGAATACATTGGTATCAACGCCATGATGTATTACTGCCCCATTTATATTCCATGCTTTCTTAGAAAAATCAGATATAAAAATATTTACATCGCCAGACATCTGCCTCATTGAATTTATTTGATCAAATGTCATTGTTTGAGGGGTTGGTAGAGTATGCTCTAAACATATAATTGGTATACTTAGCTGTTGATTAATTTGTTGAGCAACTTGAAACTGCCAAAATTTACTCTGAACTAAGATAAAATCATACTTCAAATATCCACATACTTGATTATCGGGTAAAATATGATAATTACTAGGAACTTCTACCTGCGATGTGTTCCATCTCTTAAATCTATCAGAGGTAAAAGAATAAAATTCATGCCCAGTTTTACACAGTTGAGTTTCATATCTTTCATGGGTTGGAAATGTAAGAATATTATATCTCATTGGTTTATTTGAATTGGCAATGTCAACAATTCTTTCTACAGTATTATTATACATTTAGAATTTCCTTTATTCTGTTACCGACGCTTGTATATGAAAATGCTTCCGCATCTCTCAATCCACGCGATCTGTCTATTGTATCTCGATTATTATAGTAAAATCTCATAGCAGACTTAATTTCTTTTTCGTCTGGTACAAACCAAGTTTCTCTACCTGTAAAAATATTTGGAAACGCCGGATCTGAATGTTCACAAATGCCGTGTACTCCATTTATTAGAGTTCCGCCATTTATATCTCGTATATATTCTTTTGGACCGCCCTCATTTCCACATATTGGCGTTTTACCAAAACACATAGCATCAAAAGATGGTATAGACCAACCCTCACCATGAGTAGTGTTTATCAAACAATCGCAAGACCTATGCAAAGCGTCCACATCAGAATCTTTTAAGTCTTCTGGTATAACTAATTCTTCATGATAATCCTCTATTTTGGGATATATTCTTAAATTAGTTTTTATGCTTTTACACAATTCATTCATGTATTTTTGCAAGTCTCGTCCGCTAACTCCAAATTTTTTAATTTTTAGTATCAACGACACAGGCTCGTATTTATGGAATTCGCTATGGAAGCATCTTATAACAGATTCTATATTTTTTCTATCGTTTAAATCTGCAATATAATAAAATTTAAATGTGTCATTTATTCCACTAAAATCTATCTTTGTTTCTGTGTTTTTGTTGTATTTAGATAAATCAAATGCATGAGGAACATATGATATATTATTAAATCCATCAGTTTTCATATTTTCAAGCTGTGTATGGTTTGGAACCCATATTTCATCCATTAAATTGAGATTGGAATGCCAATTGTTATATCTCAATGTATCAGACTCAGAAACATAATATGATATATTTCGTTTAAATTTTGAACTTCCAACCAAATGATGAGGCAATACGTGCTGTATGCAAAAATCAATATTATTTATAGGCTTAGATTCAAGTTCTAATATCCTATTGTTTAATGTGAATTCGTTGTCAGTTAGTTTTATACTCCTACAAGTTATATCTATACCAACACTATCAATAGATAATATAAGATCTATCGCAGCTTTAGACCAACCGCTATTTTCTTTGTAATGTCCTATATACAATACTTTCATATCATTCCTCTACGTTTTAGCATTTCTAGTCTTTGATTTTCCCAAAAATTACGTCTAGTACATAGTGATACCATGTGGTCATAAGCAGTATCAAAATCAAATGGATTACGAACTGTTCTAGAGTCAAAAGACGCAGAACTTTCATTAAAGTACATACCACCCGTTACAGATGTTGAACTTCTATATAGTAAATCTCTTACTAGTCTAGATTCAAAATATGTATTAATTTTGCTTGAGTCGCACAGAACATTTAAAATTAACCACTTAGCAATATCTTGATGCGTAATGTTTTCTGGCAAATTGGTTGGTTTAGGTTGTGGTTGTCTGATCTGAACCGGTCCTCTCCAATTATCAAACGTATCAGAAATTTCAACACTATCAAAATAATTTTCCCAAGCTTTTCCGCTCTTATCCCATTGATAATGTTGTAAAAATAACTGCCTAGTCTCAAAACCCATTTTATTTCTTATACTAGCTGGTTTTTCGAAAAATTCTTTAAATTTTTGTGCGGCCAATTGGTTATCTGGTACTGCACGTAAACATCCAGTTTCTAACTCTTTATACAAAGCCTTTGGCGTTAATGGTGTTCCGTTTAGATTTCTTACTACGCTTTCCATAGCTGAATAATCTGTAGCCATAATTGGTATACCACACGCTGCGGCTTCGACTTGAGGTAAACCAAATCCTTCGCAGTTTGCGTATTGTACATATAGATCAAACAGATTTATAATCTCTGATAATTGTTCGTATTCAACACCATTTTTTACATTTGATAATGAAGCACCAAACTGACCAGTGAATGGAGATTGGATTATGGCACCTTTGAACAAGGACGCAAACGGCTTATTTGTTTGTGGGCATATATATGTAAAATATACTTTAGATGATAGTTGATATTGTTGTAATAATTCTGGAATATCCCATCCAAGATCTGGATAACTAGTATGACAATATAAATAGTAATTAGAACTATCTTCTATACTGTCTAACATCGTGCGGAATGCTTGAAACAAATCTGGATAAAGCTTGCGTCTTTGATTACGCATAACAGTACCTATAATTTTTGCGTTTGGATCTATTCCATAAGCAAGTCTTAAGTTTTGCTTGTCTGCTATTGGTTGATAGGCATGATGTGCTGACGGTGGAGAAATGCCAATGTAATTAATTTTACTACCAGATTGTTGTTTTAATACTTCGCCAGCCCATTCAGAATATGTCAAACATGCGTCAGCGGAAGCATATGTTGATACCCACTGTCTAGCTTGAGGTCTTGCGTCTACTGTGGGCATAATGCACCACTTAAAATATTTCCTATATGGAGATCTCTCTGCGAAATCTAACATCCAAAAATCTCTGATATCACATACGATATCTGGCAAGAAATCTAAACAGACATTTTCAAATATAAACTCTCCAAACTGTGCAGTTGCATTTTGTGCATATTGAGCTTTTTCTTCTTCTGAACAACTAGCGTCTGGAACAACTCCATAAAATTTCCAAGGTATATCTTTAGCTCTTGGATCATTTCGCTCACCGTAGCAGGACATTTCTGCTAAATCGTACTTGCCTGTACTATATAAATAGTTTAATATTTCTCTAGTATATGTTGCGTATCCAGTATTTAAAAAGGTGGCTTCGCTACAAAATAAAATTCTTGGTTTTCTCATTAGTCTTCAAAGTCCTTATGACAAAAATCGAACTCATTAATTCTAAAAACTATATCGCTTGTTTCTTTAGATACATTTTTAGCAGAAGCATGAACCACTAATTTAGTTCCTTTAATGGCATATTTTTCTAGTGTTTCAGCACCTGTATGCCATGCCTCGCAATTTATATAAGTTGGTATTCTGTTTTTTTCCCCGGTTTTTGTTTTCCGATAGGTATAGATTACCATTAAAAATTCAGCTAAAACAACATCGCCAACCATTGAGATTCTTGGATTTTCCACCAAATATCCCGTAAAGGAACACATATTCATTTTTTTCTCCTATCTTAATATATTAGCAACAACAAACCAATAAAACACTCTACACTTCATGTATTTTTTCAATTATAAAAGAACCATCTTTATCACTAACTGATCCGCAGAATATTAAATTGTTGCCTTCATACATTATATATTTGTATTTTTCTCTTACTTTTGGAAATGCTATCACGCTATCTAGAATACAGGTGTCATCTTCTATAGTTAAAAATGACATCACCTGACCTTTAGATTCACCCTTATTAATGGTATAATCTGATAATCTTTGGATATTAGCTACTATGCACATATCTTTTCCCTTTTTACCATTTATTATTTCTTTACAAGTTGTGTTAGCAGCAGAAGTGTCAGATGTTTCTACTTTTGTCATTGTAACTGGACATCCGAGAAATTTAACCTCTTGATCTATAATCCAAGTTGGATCATCTTCTAGATCATATGGTGGACTTACTAATAGTTGTATCTCATTTTCTATAGCCTGCTTCCTGTCAGCTTTGCTAGTTCCACCGCCCTCTTTTTTGGTCGGTGCTAAATCTCTCAAGCAATCTACGAAAGAATCCCATTTTTTATCATCATAATGATTTAATATCCAAGTCTGTTCTGCTTTGGTGAGAGTTCTGTAAATTTCATAATCATAAAGGGCTTTGTTCCTAGTAACATTACCCTTGAAATTTCTAAAAAATCCTATTGAAGCTAAAGCTTTGAATGCAGTAGAACTAATATTTGATCCTATGAAAAGTAGGATTTCAAGCCAAGTAAATTCTTTTACCGTCTTACTCAAAGTCTTCTCAGCTTCATTTATAGTCTCTATTAACTTGTCTCCCGTCGCACCAGTTAATGACTTGATATCTTTAATACCAAAGTATATCTTACCACGCTTAATGTTGAACTTTCTTTCAAAGTTGATCAAACTTGGAGTTCTTGTCTCAATATCAAATAGTTTGGCCTCAGATATTAATTCATAAACTTCTTGATGAGGGTCTTGCTTTTCATTCGCGTAGAACAGGTAAGACAAAAAGAATTCCTTGGTATTATGAGCCTTAAAATATGCACTCCAATAAGAACATACAGCGTATGAAACACTGTGAGATTTATTGAATGCATATCTTGATGATTTCTCAATCCATCCAAAGATTTCTTCAGCGTTCTCCTTGCCTACGATTCCAACACGTTCTGCACCGGCTATGAATGATTTTTTGACTTCATTCATGAGGTCAGCTTTTTTCTTTCCAATGGCCTTACGAAGAACGTCTGCCTCCTGTAAATTGAAGCCAGCTATTTTCTCAGCTATACGCATGGACTGCTCTTGATATACAAGAACACCATATGTTGGCTTTAAAATCTCTTCTAATGCGGGGTGAAGATATGTTACTTCTTCTCTACCGTGCTTACGGTCAATGTAATGCTGTGTCATACTTTTACCATCAACAATTGCTTTTAAGGTTCCCGGCCTAATAATAGCAATTAGTGCTGATAATTCTTCTATATTGGTCGGTGCTAACTTTTTGGACCATGATTTTCCAAGGTTACTTTCTAATTGAAAGATCCCCTTAGTCTTGCCTTCTGCAAACAGTTGCCAAGTTGCTTTATCATTATAATCTAAATCATTTAACATACAAATTTCCGTCAGCAAATGCCTTGTCAAAGTTCATATTTTGATATACCGCACGATGAGTTTTCATAATTTTAATGAATATATTTGCCTCATCCTTAACGTCCTGTAAAGCATCGTGAGCATTATCAAAGCTTAACCCCATTCTCTCGCGTAGTGAATCCATACTTATAGATCTAACACTTGGATCGCTTTCAGTCCAAGCAAATACACTATCCATGATATCTATTTTATAGACTCTACTAAATAGTTTTTGCTGCTCTCTCTCCTTGTCCCAAGGTCCAAATTCTTTACACAGTCTATTTATAATGTGCATATCAAAGCCAATGATGTTAAAACCAACTGGAATAGGATTAAAAAATGCTTCACCCTTCCAATTGTACTGATCAACGAACTTTGTAAACTTAGTCCATACTGCTTTTAAAGATGGTGCTAATTCTAACTGTTCTCTTGTTTTCTTTGTTATCTTTAAAGCTTCATCTTGTATGGGATCAAAACCAGCCGCTATAGCCTTTTCATCATCAAAAATAGGCTTAATTTCACTATTGAATTGCCCCTTCATCTGTAATGTTCTTCCATCTAAAGCAATAGCAGCAATTTGTGTTGGCTGAGTGCGATGTGGATTGCGTGATCCTGTTTCAAAGTCAAATATAATATAGTCCCTATTAGCCATTATTTTCTCACAAATAGTGAGTCTCCAGATATTTCAAAAAACTGATATTCTCGACTGGTTTCAGTTAACCCGTTCTTATTTAAAAAATTAGCTATATCATCGAATGATGTCTCTCCTTCATACATTATGTAGTTTTTAGACCATTCGAAGATAGTCGCCTGCAATGTATCAATCATACTCTCACAACCAATAAATACATTATATTCTGCACCTTGTACATCCATAAAGATTGCATCTATTGAATCAACATTGAATCTATTACAAAAATCATAAAGGCTTATAGACTCTACATCAAAGGTCTGATAAACATTATTGACTTTGAAAATTTCTTTCATCCCTTTACCGGGTTTTAAAATAGAACCTTGCCCAGTATTTTGGCAATTTTGTCCTACAAAAGTATCTTCATCATTTATAGTGTCAAGTGGATAATATCTATTGAAAGTTACAGATCCGCTAGTATCTGTTACTGCCATATGATATGTATGAACTTTATCACGTTCAGCAAACTTGTTGTTCAGTATTGAAAAGTTAGTAGGATCTGCTTCAAAGGCATATATATTAGCGTCTGGCCAAATAGAAATTATATCAAATATATCACCACCACGATGCGCTCCAACTTCAAAAATATTTTTCAAATTTGGAAAATTCTTTTTTACATCTTCTAAGAATAACATGTTTCCCCTTTTATTATATCTTGAATTTTCATGATTTTATCTAGCAAATTGATTCCTAGAACGTCAAACTTTACATGACCCAGTGCCTCTAAGTCTGCCATTTCAAGTCCAGCCACCTTTTCTGATGATCCTTTTTGTTTTACCATTGGGCATACTTTTTGTAAAGGTTCTGCTGAAATCACAACACCAGCCGCATGTTTTCCTTGAGTTTTGAAAGTTCCTTCTATCTGAATAGCTTGCTCAAAATACGCAGCATACTCTCCCTCAAGTTTTCCATCTTCTGATATTCTACAGAAATCTTTTAAATCATCAGAGTTATTGATTAAAGCCCACTTAATAATAGATCGATCTTCATCATCCATTTCTGCTAATTGGTCTGAGATTCTTGCTTCATCTGGTATGCAGTTACTTATAGCATTCATTTCAGAGAATGAGCAAGCCTCATTAACACGCAAAACTTCCTTAATAGCACTCTTTCCTTGAAGTCTGCCGAATGTTAACATTTGGCTAACTCGACTGCTACCATACTTATCTTTTAGATATGCAATAATTTCATCACGTTTAGTACCGGGAACATCTATATCAATATCTGGTAGAGATATATGATCAGCACTATTTCGTCCAGCATTATAAAATCTTGCAAATAGAAGGTCAAACTCTATTGGATCAATCTTTGTGATACCAATTAAGTATGAGATTAAACAACCTGCGGCAGATCCTCTACCGGGGCCAGATAGCCAACCCATATCATTAACGTGTTTGATAATATCACGCACAATAAGAAAATATCCGAATAGATTAGCATCTTTAATAACGTCAAACTCTTCCTTGAATCTACTCAAATACTTCTGCTTATCTTCTTCGTTTGATACTTTGTTTTGATCTATTAATATATTCTTCCAGCCAATACGACATAGTTCTTTGAGATAATCTTCTTCTGATGCCCCTTTTGGACATTCAAATTTAGGCAACATTGGTTTGCTGAGAATATTATAGTCTTCGCACTGGTCATAAATCTCTTTTAGTTTAGACGTATCTAGACTCTTGGATTCATCCTTATCTTTGACATAAAAAGAGTCTTGCATGAAATACACTAATTTATCCATATGCTCTTGTGGATATTTTGAGTCTACATTGATACCACCATTGTTGTCTGGCCTAATGCTTTTCTTTATTTTTGGTAGCGTAGTCTTCATATCAGAACATAATAATACTCTGTGAAGTTTTGCGTCTTCTCTATTAGTGTAATAACTAATAGGCATTGACTCAGTAGGAGCATTATAGATACTAATCAGATTTTTACTAATATCTATATTTTCATATTGTTCTGGCAACTTACCATTTTCATCTAATGACGAAACCATCTCAATCAACTCGTACCATCCATCTTTATTCTTGGCAAAAAGTGTAGCAAAATCAAATGAACATCCAATGATGGGCTTTATGCCATGTTTTTTGCAGGCTTTATAAAAAGCAACCGCACCAGATAATGTCTTATAATCACAAATGCCACATGCTGGATATCCATTATCCTTGCATTTTTTTGACAGTTCCTCTGGCTTCGAATAACCTTTTAGCAAACTATAATGAGTAAAATTCTTCAATGGGAACCAATTCACAGCAATCTCCTAAGCAAGTAGCGATGGTCAAGCTTATTATAGCCTAACCAAGTATCTTATGCAACTGATCAAAAATGGACTCTGTAAAAATAATAGAGGCTTTATTATCCGATGGATAATGTACACCCTGCATTTCTCTACAGTATGCAGTTATTTTAACATTTTCTCTGAATTCATTTATTAAAGCTGGATACAATCTAGAACATAAAATCGATGCTAACACGGCATAACAAGTGTGTCCAGATGGATATGATGGCGTTTTTGTGGTTTTGGATTCGATAACGTTTATTTTTTTTCCCAGTATATTTCCTAAATATTCTGGTTTTACCCTGTTAAAATGATATTTAACTGCTAAGATATAATCATCTATAATGTTGTAATATTTGTTGAATATATCCTCTGGAAATTCTAAACCACGTTTATACAATGTTTGATTAAATAAGTGTTTTGGGTCATCATCGACAATTTTTATCAAATCTATTTGAGAGTTTGAAAGATTAGGTGTTAATCTAGACAGATAATTTAATTCATCTGCAACTATTAAGCTATCGTTTGACGGTGGGGGTTCTAGTATATCCTTCCATGTTAAACCATATTTTACATTAAATTTTTTAGGATTTTCTGTATATTTGAGGTCATTTATTTTTTTACTTTGAAGTATATGATCTATGTCTTTTATGCTATCTAACACTAGAACCCCCGTTGTCTATTACCAACTCTTACAAGCCCAATATCGGGCCTTCCATTTTGGACCCGGATTGTCACAATTGTGTCTGGCTCTAAAACTCTTACGTCTTTCTGGAATGTTTTTCTTTATTGTCATATTTGGATCGCCAAATCTAACAATCACGACATTTCCACTCTCATTTTTGACATATACTGCAAACTTTTTAGGACCATTAGAAGTTCTGAATGGTTTATTCAGAGTAACTTTTCTGCCTTGATATTCGCTTGCTTCTCCTAAATATAAAAGTGTTCTACCATTTTTTTCATAATATCCTCGTCGTTTGTAAGTATATACCTCGCCAGTTTGCGGATCTTGATATTCATATGAACCTTCTTCCATTTCTGGTTCTTCTGTCTTGACTTCTGATGGATCTTCTACATATTCATCTTCATATTTTCCCGGCTCATAATACTTAACAAAGTCATATACATTCTGTATATAAATCTCTGCCTTAGAAATCATATCCTTAGTCCAATCTTGGAACTCTACTGGTAGTGACATGACTTTTAATTTGGTTACTATTTCCATCAATTGATCATGCATCTTCTGTATTTGTTCTAAAGCCATCTCGTCACCACCGTCTGATTGTGCCTTTTTCCATGACTTTGGATCTGGACGATCTGGATCTCCGGGTTTGGCGGGTTTGTATTTCTTACCCATTCTATCTTTTTTCTTTCTTATATTTTCCCATAATCCCGGTTTTTCTGCTGCTATGTCATATTCTTCTGTTTCTTCGCCAAAGTCTTCATATTCTGCTTCTAATGGTATGTGTAGATTTTCTTCTGTTAATTCTTCTTCATATCCATATGCTTCCATTTGTAATTTAAAGTCTGCGGCCTCAACGCATCCGCAGTCAGATGTTGCTTGATCTATACATATTGCAACTCTCTGTTGAGAATCTGGATATTCTTTTTTCATCGTTTCATTTCCCATACATCTAGAAACAAATTTATCTTTATTTTCATCTTTACTACGTTGTGGAATTGGCATATTATTCTCCTAAAATAAGTTTTTTAGCATTAGATAAAATATTGTCTATACTACCCGCAGGTATAGAATTTTTGAAGTGATTATAAGCACCAGTTACCATGGGATGATTCGGATCTTTGGTTAATTCTATCCACCCCACAAAATAATTCCATATTCTATCTTCTAAGATTAACGGATACTTGACTCCAAATGGCCTACCAAAACGATGTATCCATTTTAGTTGTGGTATGCACATTGCTTTGCCGCCATTAAGTCTAAACTTTTCGTGTATATATCCTTCTTCGCCACCAAAACCCTTAAAATGTTCACTAAATCCACGCCAATTTTTTGTTTCGCATGAAAATAATCCCAATCCCATCATTGGTATTTCAAAAGGTTTACCAGAATTATATCCATCCTCATTTGTCCCCCAAATACCATACATATGTCCTCTCCATTCTGGAGAAAAGTGTGTAGAGTATTGTTTTAAATTATCATATAGCATTGGGCCTTGAATTATGTCTTTGCAGTCTGGATTTTGCATGTAGTAAGTTAATAATGATTCTAATCCACCATTTTCTATTAAAACGTGACAGTCGATAGAAATTGTGTATTTGCCAGATGAATTTTTGAATATTTCATTTCTTACGGAAGTGCTTTGTTTATCTTTAAATGGAATATATTTTCCATTATTGCCAACCCAGCCTATCAAACCCTTTACCATCTTACCGTGTTCGCTGTCTGGATTATTGTCTATTATTATTATTTCATAATCAATGTCATTTAAAATTTTATGATATGATCTCAATGCTTGTACGCTAAAATAAACGCCATCAAAATCATCATAAGTTGACATTCCTATACTTAGCAATTTACTCATATTTTTCCTTTATCCGGGTGCTGAATAAAACCCTATCTGAAATCCTTCTTTTGTACAGTTATCAATTGTAGTTTCCATACCTTTGGTTTTGATGCTATTCTCTATATATATACACATGTTGGTTTCTGTTCCCGGCCAGTTATTTTTGCAATAATGGCACAATTTGGTACATTTCCAATTTTCTCTATTTGGTGAAATTGGCTGTGGTTTTTCATTATTTTTAATGTCTAGGAATCTTTCCTTTAGCATCTCCAAAAATCTTTTTTCATCAGCTTTGTCAAAACACATGGAAAATGGACCACCATCCTTAATAAAAAAGATGCTCATTATTGACTGCTTATATTGTGGGAAAAGCTTAGAAATTGCATAATTATATAGCAATAACTGAGGGTCTGAACATAATTTTCCATATGTTTTTTCCTCACCCGTAGCCCAATCCAGCCTACGACCTGTCTTCCAATCAATTACTTCAATAATACCTTCTTCTGTTTCTGTTACTAAGTCAATTGTACCCTTAATTGCTAATTGCCCCTTCACCTTTTGACCATTTACTTCGTATTCGTAAAAAGCCCAATCTTCATCAATCGGTATATCAAAATGAGGTTCTGCTGCAACTATCTTTCTAAGCCTAGGATCAAACTGCCCGTCGTTATATTTTAATGTATCCCAAACAAGCTTTAAGCACAAATCTTTATCGCTTTTAGTAAAAGTGTGCTTAGATCCACCAGTATAAAAATCAAAACTTCTGGATAGCAAATTTTCCACAGTAGAGCTTTTAAGAAAATCATTTTTTTTGACAGATACTGTTTTTAAGGCATCGTCTTCTATTGTTAATGTTGCTTTCTTAGGATTATCTTGTTGGTACTTTTTAAGTTGGGCTAATGCTTCCATAACCTTATGAACTATTGTCCCTAGTTCAGCTTTTTTCCCACTGTCGGGTTGATGTCCCAGCACATATGTTATAAAGTACTGCATCTGACAGTACGCATAATTATTATAACTAGAAGATCGTATATAGGTTACTAACATTTAAATTCTCCAAAAAGTATTGTTTTTAAGTTCATCGCATAGAACTTCTAGTGTCATATTGTGATTATCAACAACGTGATCAAAATTGTGCCAATCAAATTTATCACTATCTAACGATGACTCCGATTCAGAATCGCTATTGAATATATTTCTACTTAATCTTATAACAATTCCACCATTGTCTTTAATAGCCTTGACTTCGTTTGGAAATCTAACATCTGGAACAATAGCCAACTGAGAACCTTCATTTAGTATTTTGTTGATTGTTGCATATACCCAAGCGTCTGATTTTACTCTTCTTATTATTTTAGTCCCAAAGTACTCTAAAAACTCCCTGTGGGTCATATATCCAATTTTATTTGTTTCTGTTGGCATATCTTCCCATAAGAATGGCGTAAATTCATTCTTTTGATCATCATTGCCATATACATTCTTAGAATTGAGTCCAAATAAATTAACGCACATATCTTTTAGGTAGTCGGCAAAATGATATACTTTTATATAAGGCCATAATTCTCTTTCAGCATAGTCAATAAAAACATTGTCTTTTCTGGTAACGTCAAAAATTCCATATCCACTTGTTCCAGTTATATCCTGAGTATTTATTAGTAAATTTCCATCATTGCCAATAGCAAAGTCATTTATCATAGATCTTTCTTTTAAAACCTGACCATTAATGTAATTTGCTACAGTATTTTTTCCAGATTGTTTTCTACCAGAAATACCAATAATTTTAACCATTTATTATTCCTCTAACCTGTGGTATGATAATATTTTTTACTTGTTCGACTCTCATCTCGCCAACGTCTTTGGTTGGTATCTTGGGGAAAGATAACTTATACATTCTACCCAATTGTCTCTGGAGTTGAACCTTTGCCTCTCGACCGGCTTGATCGTTGTCTAGTAAGACTATTATATGCGTTAGAGGCATTTTAGACAGTTTTAGTTCTTGTTCTTTACTAAGACTCCTACCAAAAATACTCATTGATTGAGTAATACCAGCTTCATATAATCTCCAAACATCGCCTTGTCCTTCTACTAGAAATAATGATGATGTTTGTTTCACACCCTCTATGGCACGATGATAGTTATAAAAAAAATATCTCTTGTCAAATCCCTTTGGATCTAGAAGAAATTTTGGACTTCTATAGTCTTTTATAGATCTTGCGATACAAGCTATTACTTTGTCACCAGAATCATTATGTATAGGTATAATAGATCTTTCATGTAATTTTGATCCACGATCATAACAATCTCCAACGCCAAAATGTATTAAAGTTTCTGGCTTGAATCCCCTTGATATGAAATATTGTGATGGCGTTTTTACACATTCTTCTATTTCAATTGCTGGATAGTTATCATCTAACTTGATACTAGAGTTTATTGTATTTACTAGTTTACTGAAGTCATCTTCTTTTACTGGTTCTTTTACAGTTGGTTTTTGAGATGAACTTCTGCCCTTTTTGATGCCTAGAAAATTACACGCCCACTTTAGAGCATCAGAAAATTCAGCCTCTATTCCGCTCTCCTTTGAAAGTGATCCTCTTATAACTCCAAATATGTCATTCCTATATTGTTGCTGACAATCTCTAGTCCAACATTTCCATATACCTTTATCTTTAGAGAATGAAAATGCTCTTGGGTTGTCGCTGCCTTCATGAACAGGACAATTACAATAGATGTTATCCCCTAAAACTTCGTATTTCATACCTAGTTTTGAGAATACTTCTTCTGACTGCTCGTTAAGACTATTCTTGATCTTCTGCAAGTCCATTAATTTTTAGCTTATCTAATGTATTTTGATTCACCATACCAGTATCTCCAATTGGCTGATTCTTAAATTCATTGCGTGTTTTCAATTCTCTTAACTTGGCATGAGATCCCTGCATTACCATGTTAATATAATCACCATCATCCAAACCTCCACCATGCCTTGAAACAATTGGCACAAGCTTTCTATTTCCAGCATTTGGTCCATCTTCTGCTAGTTCTTCTGGAGACTTGATTTTGAATATGCTAAATGACGTACATAGCCAAATCAATCTATCTGATCCAGAAACAGCGTCTGTGCTTTCTTTTGTTATGCCGTCACGGTTCAATTGTACAAAGGACAAGCATGGTATGTCAAGCTTGACGCAAAGATTATGTAGCGACGTAATTTGAAAACCAAGTGCTTGGTATTCTTGTATATTATTAGTAATAGAAGTAGATGACATCAACTTAAGGTAATCATATATAATCAAACAGTTATTTGTCTTGCCATTGTCCCCCATTTTGACCTCTTGCATAACCCATCGCTTAATTAGGTTAAGTATTTGCTCAAATGGTTTTCCAGCCACGCTAACATAACTATAAGGTATAGACTCAATCTTTTCAATTGCTTCCATTACCCTGTTTCGTTTTTCTTCGTCTTCTGTAAATTTACCAGTAGCTACTTCGTTGATCGGTACTCCACTGATGTTTGCTAATAACCTATTTAAGTGATCTTCCTTGCTCATTTCCGTATCTAGCATCAATACTGGAACGCCACCAGAAGATACATTTAATGCTACATTATCAGCGAATACGCTTTTTCCAACCTTTGGTCGTGCTGATATTAAATCAACACACTTCCTTCGTAATCCACCACCAATTGCTTCATCATACTTATTGAAGCCAGTTGGAATGCCTATAATGTCACACTTATTATCTTCCAGAAACTGTATGTAATCTTTAGCATCCTTGCCAATCTTTTCTGGAAGATCCCCGCTATCATCTTCTCTCAAGAAGTCAGTAACTGGATTCTCAAGTATTTGTATAATCTCATTTATAGACTCAGCACCAGTAACATTATCTACATCTTTATGGATTTTTGCGGTAAGACCTTTTATCTTACGTGCAAACTCAAACTTCTTCATCTGTATGGCAAAGCTAAAAACATTATCTTTATTGATCGGGAAGTCCATTAAAGACTTTATGTACTTCAACTCTTGATCTGTATTTATGCTTTCAGAAAGATTTAACTGATCTGCTGCGGACAGTATTGATGGTATATCTACTTTCTGGTCGTTGAGAATAACCTTTTCAATGCACTTAAACAATATTTGATTGTTCAAATGCCCGAATGTATCTTGACTCACTACATCAGATATAGCTACATATCCATCTATGCCATGCTGCAATAGTCCAGCTAAAACGGCTCTTTCTGATCCAATATCAGTTAGTTTGACTTCCATGTTATTTACCAGTACACCTATTACATCTATAATAGTCGCCATGAATACACTTAGGGTCTTCTTTGAAGGTTTTCCCACAAGCGTGGCATTCAACTTCTATCTTTTTATATGGTTGACGCTTACGTGGAGTACGTTCAAATTGTGGAGTTTCTATGTCCCGAGATTCTCCTGTATCTTGCCATTCATTCTTTCTAGCTCTCACTGGTTCCTTTCTCCTTACATTGGAATTATCGTCCTGCCTGTACATTGTAAAATCTTCTTTGACGCTGGCAGTTGGCGTTGAAGACTGTATTTGCTTGATACTTTCTTTTTTTACTTCTACTGGAACGCTTGCAACGGTGGGACTATCTCCAACAAGTGCTTTTAATAGGGCTTGTTTTTGCTCATCGTTAAGCATGTTTATGAAATCATTCATACTCATGATCGTTTACCTTTCTCAAGTAGTATATCTGCTTTTCTTTTTAATTCAAACACTTTACCATCTAGCGATTGCAATCTAGCTTCTGCTACTTCTCTCATATTTTCTAGAGAAGCTGCATAAGAATTTGTATTTGCTAGTATATGTTTCTTAGATTCATGTTTGGTATATTGACCAAATTCTTGACTATTTTTAACAATCAGTTTTTCCATTTGATCATTGCACCAGTTTAATGCAACTTTGTTTTTACTTATTTCATCTTGAATATATGTTGCATATCCATATAGAAGATACGCGGCATCAAAGAGTTCTACTTGTGTAAGTTTCCTCAGTTGTTCAGAGGACATATCTGCAACAACTAAGTACTCTTCTCTAAAAGATGAAAACTTGGTATTAGTTAGATTTATATAATCATTAATTGATGCTATATATTCTGCTAACTTGTCAGATGCCTTTAATTCTTTTTCGCCACTCATCATCACTTTCTGAATATTTTAGGGTTATTAACTCAATTCCATTCAACTCACACCAACTTATCTTATCATCGTCACGCACCTGACCTTTTATGAAGTCTGCTTTGCTCTTATGAAAAAATGGATTATATTCATAATGCTGCTCTCCATGAACCTCAACCCCCAGTTTAATAGAAGGAATGTAAAAGTCAAGGTACAGAACAGATTTTCTGTGTAGTGCTGTGCTTCCCGGCAGCTTTACTTCTTCTAATATTCTATAGCTATTGTATATCTCTTTTAAGATATTTCTAGCACGTATATGGTATTTAGATCTTTTACGAGCATCGTCATTAAAGACATCGTATCCAGTTAAATTCCATACATATTCTTTTCCATTTATGCCGGATACTTTCAATGCAACTCCTTAATTTTACTATAGATGAATTCAGCAATAGATGGATTATTATTCAAAAACTCAGAAACATTATTTACGCCTTGAAACTTAAAAAATCTTTCTATCTCTTCTGAAGTATTGCCAATATTATTATCTTGTAAAGTTTTGCTAATGATTGGGTCAGTGGGATCATCTACGGCACACTGTATAGTATACCAAGCTCCAGAAGCTTTTATAAGTCTAAATTCGCAAGCAATCTGAACAACTTCTTGTACTTCGTCAACACCAACCCCATACTTGATCCAACTTTCTGCTGTGCTATTTGGCCTACCGCCAGCAGTTGATGTTTTTATTACCCAGTTGGCTATTTGACCAACATGAACACCGGTATCCTTTGGTACTTGCCATTTTCCGCGATGAGTAATTACCATATTTGTACCGGCTTGATATTGTAACATGTTTCCACAGTCTGCCATCTTTTGTGGTGCATATGGAGATCCGCCAGTATTAGCAATGTTGTGAGTAATACAAATTAGTATAGTCTTATTCTTCATAAGCGTACCACTAATACGTTTGAAAAACATTGAGAGTAATCTAGGCAAAGCATTTCTTACCCCAGTTCTCACTTCTCCCTCTAATTCACACGCTGGAACCATATTAGATAATGAGTCAGTGATGATTAGACAACCGGGATCATTGTTAATATAAAACTCAATAATATTTAGGAAGTCTTCTGCTGATAGAACCCTCTCGTCTGTTGATTCTATAATTATGATATTATCTGGTTCTAGACCTTTTATACCATCAAAGTTCTGCTTAGATAGTCTGCCTTCTGTATTTATATAAATGATTCTCTTACTAAGCTTTTGACATTTGGCGGCAAAGTGCAAGGCTGTGGTGGTCTTTCCGCTCTTTGGATCTCCTGTCATTACTACAACAGACCCCTCTCTTAATCCGCCACCCAAAGCAATATCAAGGGCTGGAGATATGCCTATAACACCAAGACTATTTATATTCTGAAGAACTTCTGTTCCACTCCTAACAACATCTCCATATTTGCTTACTATGGAATTGCTGACCGAATCTTCTGCAAACTTGCCCGTTATCTTCTTGGTTTTGCTCATAAATTCCTCAATTGGTTCAAAGTTGTCCTTTTTGTATTATAGCCACTAGACGATCTAGTTTCAAGCGGCGTATTTTCTTCTTTGACTTCAAGATTGACTTTAGGTTTATTTTGTTCTTCTTCAATCTTATTTTGATATTTTGCAACTACTTTTTCGGCTTCTGGATTAATTTTATATCCACGACCATTTTGTATCCCAAGTACCAATAGTTTATCAAAGTCTTTTGATTTTATAGCTTGTAATATAGCTTCTTCACTATATTTCTTTTTGAGTTGAACAGCGGCACCATGTTGTTTTTTCCATAACCAGTGGAGAGGATCCCCCTTGGTCCAAAATTTATATGAAGGTTTGCCAAGATTCAATTTCTCTGATCTTCTCAAAACTATATATTCGGCAACATACGCTTCAAATGTGCAATATTCACCAGTATGAATGTGCTTGTATTTGTGAGTTTCTGACCATTCTTTTTGATATTGCTGGTTAAATAGTTCTGGCTTGCTCTTTTTTGTCATAATTGTATATTATTGCTTGTTCAAAACATGATTCAATATTAGATTCTTCTTCAAATTCTTTTAATAACTCTGGTGTAATCCAGATATCTTTTTTTACATTATTACCATATACTTTGCCTATAGTAATAGTTTGTCTAGCTTGAGATCCAAATGTTGCTAAAATAGATTGGACTATATAAACACCATCTGTATTTGTAGTATCGACTTCTACAAAATGGGTTTTGTATTGTATACCAACTTTTTCTACGTTTAGCTTGTTTTCTTCACAGATTGGTTTTAATCTCATCCAATCTGAATGTTCTGGTAAATAATATTCTTTCCCATTTGATAGGGTTGCCCTAATCCAAATTTTATATATATCGTGCCTAAAATGCTCTAGCCATTCTTCGTGAGTGTTAATAAAATTATTCATGATTTTTTATCTTGGTTATACATGTGTTACTATTTTGTTTAATTGGTTTTTTACTCTGCTCTATCATTGCGGAAGCGTTCTCTGTCATTATAGTAGATCCCTTTTGATAAACAAATTGTTCTTCTATAATAGTTTTGCTATTCTTGGGCTTAATTTTATGCTTTTGTAGATATTTTTCTATAGTACTAACTGCCCTGTCAAGATCAATAGCTATTTGATCAATTGTATTACCACACTTATATTTTTCTTCAACATAAAAAGATTCTGCTTTTCCTAATGGGCCAGTTTTAGCCATTTATGAAACTCCTTTGAGATCTTGTCATATATAAAGAATTTTTTGTTCTTAGATATGAGATATAATTATTGAATGTATCTTTGTTTACTTGTTTAATCTTTAGAGATAGGCTAGATTGCCTATGGCTATCTACTCCATATGGATCGTATGGCTGATTGTTATGTACTAGAATAGCATATTTAACATTGCTATCAGAAGAGACAGATTTTGCGAAAATAAATTCGCTCTCATCAGAGATTGCTTTGCCAACTTTATTATAGGATATTTCTAATACTTTATTAGTATCGGTATTAGCATTTTGAAGTTCTTGCGACGAATTAACGAATTTCATTTTTCACCTGTCATAATGTATTTAGTTTTTTGTTCTTCTGTCATTTTATTAATATCTTTTTTTGATGCAGAACCAAAAGAAGAAAAGTGTGAAGTCTTGTCTATTGATTTCTTTGACTTAGCCTCTATTTCCGATTTCTCATAATGTCCTTTTTTAGACCAATTTCTATCTGCTAAACTGCCGATAGTTTTTGGTTCTTTCATAAAAGAAGCTATGCCACCATATATTACTCTCCGTAAGCTATCTTTTCCACAACTTGGACATGTAACTAAGGAATCATCTTTAATAGACTGATAAACGTCTTTCATGTCATGTTCGCAGTTCTCACATATATAATCATATAGCATAATTTCCTCAAGATTCTAAAGCGTACAAAACCGCTCCTAATATTCCATTTCTTTGTATATCTTGGTAATCTAAACCGCAAATACCTATACCACTTATACCAGATAACTTATGAATACACTCCGTTAATCCATTACCACGATATAAATCAGTTTGCTTAGTATCACCGTTTATCATGACTTTAGATTTTTCACCCATTCTTGTAATGAACATTTTAATCTGTTCTAATGTACAGTTTTGTGCCTCATCTAAAATCATATATGCGTTATGGAATGTAGATCCTCTCATAGTTTCTAGTGGTTCGAATCTGATTCTTCTAGTATTATAATAAAGACCAAATTTATCTCTGCCAAGAAAATATTTGAGATTCTCTTCCATTGGTTGTAAATATGGTTTTATCTTTTCATTTAGTTCTCCCGGTAAAGAACCAATATCTTTTCCGGTGCAAACTAATGGTCGTGTTACGATAATAGTATCAATTTTATCTTTGATTAAATGTTCAGCTGCAACGCCAGCGGCAATGAAAGACTTGCCAGTACCAGACGGTCCTGTGCAAAATATTATATCATTTTCAATAATTGATCTAATATAGTCTTTTTGATTTTCTGTTTTTGCTACTAATACATTTTGTTTAGGTTCTTGTTTAGATTTTTTATTTTTTCTCGGATTGTTATTTGCCGCTGCTGCCAAAGCCGTTTTCTCCTCGTTGCGAGGAACCTAACGTATCATGGACCTCCATAGTGACGCGAGGAACCTCTTGGAATATAATCTGAGCGATTCTATCCCCGGTGTTTATACTAACAATCTCATCGGAGGTATTATATAAACATACCATTATTTCTCCTCTATATCCACTATCCACCACTCCTGCTAAAACATCGATTCCGTGTTTAACTGATAGGCCCGATCTAGGCCAAATTAAACCGGCTAAATGGTCTGGCATTTGTATTGCTATCCCCGTTCTGACAGTCTTACGTTGTTTTGGTGATATGACGGTATCAAGAGTTGAATATAAATCAAATCCAGCGTCATTCAAATTAGCCTTTGTTGGAACTTTGGCGTGTTTATTAATTAACTGAACAGAAATCATAGATCAAATCCTCCCAAGTCAACATCCTCTAAGTCATTCTTACTAGCACCAATTTTATATGAAGTAATTTCGTGTTCCTGCGGTGCAACTTGTACAGACTCACTATTCATCCAAGGGTCAGTCCATCCAGATATTGGGTTTCTACAACCCTTATCGTATGGTAGTCCTATATTCTTTCTTCTGGTCATACATAGCCAATCAATATATTCAGCCATAACTTTTTCATTCAAACCAATGATTGATCCATCTTTAAATAGATATTCTGACCACGCCTTTTCTTCATTTGCTGCGGATTCAAACATTGCTACAGCTTCTTCTTGGCATTCTTCTGCTATCTTTACAAATCCCTCTTCTGGAACATTGTGAAGAATCTTGATAATTTCTTGAGTATTATAAAGATGTAATGCCTCATCGCGTTTTATTAGTTTAATAATGTCTGCATTCCCAATCATTTTCTTATTTTCTGCAAACGCGAATGCAGAGATAAATGAAACATAAAATCTAACCGCTTCAAGTATGTTAACGCTAATGAGAGTTAGGTAAATCTGCTTTTTTATATCTTTAACTTTGCCGGAATGACCTACTTCTCGTAAAGCGTTATATTCTTTGATTGCTACATTAGCTCGTTTAAGAATTTCTTTGTCTGTTAAACAGCTATCTAATATTTCGCTAGGATTATTATATACGTTCTTAATAATATATGTATAGCTGTAACTATGAATTTGTTCGAAAAATTGCCAAACATTCATACAGGCTTCTAATTCTGGATTAGAAACATATTGTGTAAGAGTTGGCACACCGCGACAGATAACACTATCCATCATGGTTTGATACTTAAGATTAGAAGTAAAGATGAAACGCTCATTCTCTGACATTATATCGTCATTCTTGAAATCGTTTCTATCCTTCTTTAGCTCTATTTCTTCGGGCCTCCAGAAGAACTCAATCTGTTTCTTATAAAGATCAAAAAATATAGGATATTTGAACTTGTCATATCTCTGTAGAGAAAGATCTTCGCCTAGAAAAAGCGGTTGAGCAAGATAATCAACGTTATGTTTATTTAGTATTGTTTTCATATTGAGCAAGACCCCGATTCACAGCCAGATGATTTTTCAGTATTACCGTCACCGTCCGGTGTGTTGCAATAATAAAAGTTCTTTACACCATATTTATACCCCTGTATTTGGTCTTTGATTAAAATACTCAAAGGAATATTACCATCAGGATAATGAGCGTAATTATAATACAAATTTACACTTATGCTCATATCAACAAATTTCTGTAATACTGCACAAATATTCAGTATTGCTTTATTATCTGGCATTTCCCACGCTAAAGTGTAATAGTTTTTACGAGAGGCATAATTTGGCACCAATTGCTTGAGAATGCCGTTCTTAGCCTTTTTATAAGACATTAGACTACGTACAGGCTCAATTCCATTTGTGCTGTTCTGGATGACGCTAGAGGACTCACAGGGCATGATTGCGGTGAGGGTAGAGTGTCTTAGTCCAAACTTAGCAATTCTAGACCGTAGACCTTCCCAATCCATAGTATACTCTGGAGAAACTAGTTCGTCAACTGTTTTTTTGTACCAATCTATAGGTAATAGTCCTCTAGAGTATTTAGTCTCATCGAATTTAGAACATGGACCAAGCCTTTCTGATAGCTTGCATGACTCATTAAGCAAGTGCCATTGAATTTGTTCCATAGTTTTATGAACTAATTTAAGAGTCTCTTTATCCTCATACTTCAACTTGTTCTTTGCTAAGAATGCGGCAAAATTTGTTATACCAATACCAAGAGATCTTCTATTTTTAGTGAAGTTTTTTCCAGCCTCAACTGGATAATCTTGATAGTCTATAATAGATTCTAATGATTTCACAGCAATCGAACAGGCTTTTTGTAGATCTTTTTCATCTTCTATTTCAAGTAGATTTAATGCTGATAGAATACAAATACCAATCTCGCCCTCTTTATCATCTATGGATGATATTGGTTTAGTCGGGTGAAGAATTTCTTGGCAAAGATTGCTCATGTAAACTGGTGCGTCCCATGACCCATGCTCATTAGCATTATCAATATTCATTACATAAATACGACCAGTTTCTAATCTTTCTTTGGTAAAGATTTCAGCAAGCTTTCTTGCGTTAATTTTCTTTTTCATCTTTACGTGGCGAGAGTTTTCATATTTTTCATATAGTTTTTTAAAGTCTTCGTTATTATTCATAGAGCTATAAAGACCACCAGTTTCATGAGGACTCATTAATGTAATATCCTCATTCTTTATTAAACGTTCATAGAACAATTTATTAAATTGAACTGAATAATCTAACTTTCTTACTCTATTATCGTCAGTTCCAGCATTATTCTTTAGTGTCATTACATCTTCAATTTCATAATGCCAGAATGGAATATGAACTGTGGCAGAACCTCCACGAATACCATTTTGACTTGTAGCCTTAACGGTTGACTCAAAAATCTTTAAGTATGGGATAAGACCAGTATGGATTACTTCACCGCCCCTAATACTAGAGTTTATAGGGCGAATACGACCAATATTTAGACCAATGCCAGCCCTTCTTGCTGTATATTTTCCGATAGCGTGAATACTTGAGAATATAGAATCTAGATCATCTTCAACATCTACCAAAACACAACTAGCGAACTGTTTAATTTTAGTTCTTACTCCAGCCATAATAGGTGTTGGAAGGTTGATCTTAAATGTAGAAAAACATTCATATGCTTCTTCTACTTCTTCCAATGTATGAAATAGAGACATAGCAATAGCTACATAAGCAAATTGTGGTGTTTCATACATTTGACCAGTAGATCTATTCTTAATAAGATATTTGTCTATCATCTGCTGTAATCCAGCGTATGTATAAAAGTAATCCCTGTCATGATCAACAAACTTTTCAATCTTATTTATTTCTTCTTCGCTCCATTTCTCTAGCAAAGCATCGTCATATACGCCAGCTTCTACATTGTGCTTGATATGAGATAACAGGCTGGGTGGAGAATCATATTTTTCCCATAGATCTTTTCTAAGAGACATATTCAAAAGTCTAGATGCGACATATTGATAATTTGGTTTGCTTGGTGAAGTTAGATCATTTGCGGACTTAATTAAGATTTGATGGATCTCTTCTGTGGTTATTCCATCCTTCAAAGAGAGTTTTGCATTCATCTCTATATCTGACCAAGAAACATTGGCAATGTCCTTAATCGCCCATTCTACTACCTTGTGAATTTTCTCAACTGTATAGATTTCAAAACTACCATTCCTTTTTTGAACCCGCATAATCCCCTCTTTCTTTAATCAATCTTAGGAGCATCTGGTAAAGGCATCCAATGTGTTATTCCTATTAGATTATTGAGTGGAACCATTTTATTTTCTGGTTCTTCAAAATAATTTACAACATCAACATAGGAATACTTACCAATAAGTCTATGTATAATAATTCTGGTATATTGCTCTGGTTTTTCTTCTGAAAATAGCTTCCATTTCATTGTCAATATTCATTAAAAAGTTTTCTGAATAATCTTTCAAGTATAAACTTTAATATAACCGGCAATACTACATATAAAAGCAAAAATGTCAGTATTACAGATCCGTGGCGTATTTCTTCATCTTCTTTCAAATTTGATGTAACAAAATCTTTGCAATCTCTTTTTAATTGTCTTCTTGTATATTTGTCACAGGCTGAAAAGTCTGTTCCGCCTTGGCTAGCTATTGTAGCCCATTCGCTGCCATACTGCAAACACTTTTTGGCTAAAAAGTTTCTTTCTTCATCTTGATATTCAGTATCTATTTGAGCTTCTATGTCGCTTGTATCGAAATGATTTCCAAAAAGAGATTCAGAATTTTCATCATATGTAAACTGTATATCCGGTAGGTACTTTAGCTTTAGTGTACCACCATCCTTCCCCAAAGTCAAGCCCTGTACATATGCACTTAACTTGATAAATTTTTTCCATGTAACTTTTGGAAGAGATTCTGTGAAAGACAATATAATATTTTCTGATGTATCTTTTACAATTTTTATATCTAAAGGTTGTGGAAAACTTATATTGATATTTTTAATATCATAGCCATTTTTTGAAAATATAAAATCAACAATTTGTTTAATTTGAGAAATTGGTATAGCCATACTTTACTTTCTTTGTATTAAGGCCCAAGCTAGACCCATAAAGACTTCTGATAATTCAGCTTTTTCTGAATCTGTTAGTTTATGATTATCATCACCACCAACTGAAGATGTTATCAAATTGATTATACCATCATCTAAACCTATATATTTATCATTAATTGATCCATTAAAAAATTCTTTTGCTGATAAAGAAAGAACGTCGTTCACCTGTTGAAGTTGAGCATCATAACTTTTGACTCTGTTAGCAAATTCCTGGCTATATATGGCAACTTTTGCTCTATCTGTTGGATCTGTAATTAAATCAGATGTTGATTGTACTAATGCTAGAACCCTATCACTTGGCTTGTCTATATTTAATATAGCAACATCTGGTTTTGGTTTGATATTAGGAATTAGTGGTGCTAATTGTAATGTTAAACCAATACCTATCAAAATTAATGCAATTATATTTTTGATGTTAAGAAACTTTTGCATTTGTATCCTCTTCTATGACCTTATTCAATAATGGAAATACTTCATCAAGTTTATCAGACGCTACTTTCAAATCATATTGATCGCACTTGCTTTTAAGTTGATACCAAAGACTTACTATTTCTAGAAATCCTTCTTCCTTTTTGATAGTTGCTACAGTGTCTACTTTTGTTTTTGAGTTAGTAAATAATTTTGATACTAAATACGGAAAGTCGATCAAATTAGATGCTAATATTAACACGCCTACTACTAAAAACCAAATACTTAAATTAGTATACATTGTTACCTCGGGTTAGTGGTCTTTGAATGATATGGGCAAACAGTCTTATGACCATCGCCCTGTACAATTATTCCAGTTCCTTTGCATACGCATTTTGCTGGATCTGGATCTGTGTCCACCACCGGTTTTGGAGATGGATCAGATTTAAATACTTCTTTTTCTGCATTGTTGAATGCAGTTTTGCACTGCTCTTGCCACTCCGTTACATAAGAGGAGTACATATTAGTTATATCTTCTGGATTAACGCAAAACACGTTGTTTGAGCATCCAAAGATCAATAAACCCAAAAAGATAATAATATATTTGTTCATGTTATTCATGGTGCGGGTGTTGTTGTTGATGTTGTAGTAGATGTTGTCGAAGTTGTTGTAGATGTTGTAGTAGATGTCGTTGATGTGGTTGTAGTAGAAGTAGTGGTGGTTGTTGTTGGTGGTATGTATTGATAAAAATTGCTTTCTTCTGAGTACAATCCTTCAGTAGCTTTGACTCTAAATCTTATTGGACCTTGATTATAGGTAGATTGACTTAAATTGATGGTTTCTGAAACATTTGCTTGAGCATTATTTTTTATTGTAGACCATAGTAAATCGCTTAACCAGTATCCATCCTTTGGGCTATATGAATATTCTAATGTATAGTTGCTAACAGATATAGTATCATTGTCTACATTTTTTGTTACTGGAGAAATATTCAATGTTAGAATATTAGCATTTTGTGTAATAGAAAGTACTGGTGGTATTGGCTTATCTAAAAAGCTATTTAACTTATTTAAAATTGCATTACTATTACCAGTTATGGTATTTATTGAATCGGTTAAAGTATTTGTTGGCAATCCATTTATTCTGATTTGTCCGTCTTCAAGATACTTATCATAATATTTTACTGTATTAAGTAAAGAAGATTTAAATTCATTATTGTAAAAGTCTATATACGAACCGCTTAGAGTTTGTAATTCGTATACATATGCATTTCTTGTATATTGATTAGTTATTAGTCTGTTAAAAAAATAACTGTTTGATATTCCGAATGATCCACCAAAATCAGCAGAATCCATACTCCAAGGTATTGCACTCAATTTTCCGTTTCTATCAAAATGATAAAATCCATTATTATTATTTGCAGCTAGCCCATCAGTTTGAGAAACGAATGACTCCAACGCAAAAAATCTTAATACTTGTTGCAAATTTACGCAAGTCAATAGATTATTGTACCAAGTTATTGCATTTGAAGAAGTGTCTGATACTTTAGATATGAAATTATTTATATCATTTCTATCAAATGAAACCCCGCTGGCATATTGTAAAGAATATAATGAACTATTACCATCTAGCTCTCTTGGTCTTCCCATGGAGATATAATCTGAACTTGAAACTACGGGATCTACTTCATATACATTCTTAGTATTGTTGGGGCCGAACATTCTATCAAATTGTATCTTTCCAAGATCTTCTATATTAGTATATAAACCAAAGTTTACAAAATATTCTATTTGAGAACCGGTAGAGTCTGAAAATATTGCTATGTCACTTCCGTTTCTCGACAGTTGAAATGTTTTTTCTGTTCTATTAATAATATAGAATTTTTCATTTGAATATTGATCTATATCTAATTTAATTGATTCATTATTATCTAAATAGTGAGGTAAATTAGTTGTAAATGTATTACTACTTATAGAAATAATTTTTTTGGATGGATCTTTAATAAATAATTTTGCATAAGCTGATCTAGGACATTGGCAATCGAATCTTTTGAATACCTTATATTGTGCTACTTCAGAAACAGAACTACTCCATTGATTATTTAAAGTAAAGGATTCAATGCCATTCCATTGTTTAACAATTTCTGCTCTTTCCGCTGTGGACAAAGTTCTATTTGGTCTAATTTTTAGACTCGGTTTGAAACTATATGGCATAAAAGTACTATAGCCCTTTAGTCTGACTTGTACGTTATATGGTCCAAATTCTTTCTTGTTTATTTTAAATTTCAGATCTGCTTGTGACCAATTTCCTGTATATTTATATTGAGTTGAATTTACAATAGTCAATGGTTCTGCGCGTGAATTAAGACTGCCACCAATCGGCACATTCCCAGAAGCTATTAAATTATTAAATAATGCATCTTTTTGTGCATTTGTGCCAATTATTCCATAATCCTCCGGTGAGCTATTAGTTCCATAAGCCTTATAAAATAGATGTAAATTCCCATAAGGAAGATCTGTACTGTAAGCAAAATTTCTAGGCAATGTAGTGAGAGATGTCTTGGCAGCTGCGCTCAATGTGAGATATATTTCTACATCACTTTGTGTATTTTCAGATAAGTATATATTATTATTGTCTTCAAAAAGTGAATAGTTTGCTTGATTGAATGGAGATCCGATTTTTATATCATCATATTCACCCGTAAGTAAATATAATGTATTGGATTCATATCCAGATGCGGCGTAATAACTTTCTGATGATAATTGAGTAACATTATTGACTGATAGCAACTGTTTTTTTAAATTATCTACAGTGATTTTTTTAGTTGTATCTGGATTGCCACTACTTACGATAACAAATAAATCGTTACCGCTAGCAGAAACAGATTCTGGCAATTCTGTTATTCTTATATTAGACATATTTATTATGCGTTTTTGTCAAAGTAATATGCTACATCGTCAAATCTGTTAGTAAGTCTACTTTCATTAGCAGTATAAGAATAGGTTTTATCATATTCAAAGTTACTGACTAAAGCTTGGTAGTTACCACTACCGCTAATTGGGACGCCTCTCCAACAGTAAACTACAGCAGAGCCATTTTTGATTGTTTCTAAACCGCTGACTACGTTTGTAACTACGTCTGTTGTTGATACTGGCATCTTGTTGCCCCCTATTTGTTAAAATTGATCTTTCAGAGTCCAAGTTACTTTTCTTGGAGGAAAACCATCTACATCACTAAATACCCAAGATCCATTGGCGGCTAACATTTCTGCCGCATCTCTTTCTCTGATCCAAAAGCTACCGTCAGGTTGATCTAGTCGTTTCTCACCATTGTTCCAAACCCCCCAAGAGTTTTGGACTAAAAATAATGTTTCATTATATATTTCATGAGTATCATCCATTCCGATCCAAGCCATCGCGTGCGCCCATGATCCAGATCTAGAAGCAATTCCATTTTTATCTCGTCTAGAACTAAATCCAAACATAGAACATACGCTTATAGAATAACCATTAGCTAATGCGTCCCTAGCTTGATCGATTGTATTTATAAGACTTATAGTTTTTACTTGATGTTTCTTTGCAGACTGTACCAGCTCTTTTGGTACTCCGCTTCTGCCCCACTTTCCACCAACCCCACTATATTCTGATAAATCATAGTCTCCATACTTTTGACGAAGTAATATTCCTCCAGTTTCATTGACGAATTTTGCAGCACCCGCACAGGTCATTCCTTCTCCACCATGACCACGGGAGCCGTAGATGCCTTCCGTGGCACCACGGGCAACAAAGTCTTCTCTTTGCCCACCTATGATTTCACAGCTTCTTGTGATATCTACGCTATTTCGGGTAGCATGTGAAACACAATCTCCTTGGATTTGCCTTTCAGAAGGACCAAAAGATGGATCAAACTTAAGTAAATTCTTGAATGGTAGGGCTAATTTACCCTTGCCACTACCAATCAAATCATAAGCTGCCGCACCAAACAATGGGTGTGGTAACTTTCCAAGAAGAGCGTCTAACTCTTTTGGATCACAATATGATCCCACGAAGCCTTCTTTGTAGGCTTTTAGTAAATCTTTTGGTGTTTTGAACATATTACTTTGAGTTATCCTTTGCCCATTTGACAACGGTATTAATTACAACCGCTACCACTGGAACAATTAGTGCTGACATGTTGCCAAGATCAACCTTGGCTAAGTTTTCACCAATGTATGTTAAAACTGCTGCTAAACCTACCAATAGAGCATTTTTACCAACTGAGATTAAATCGGTGCTATTTAAAGAAAAGGGACCAGAACCATATTTTACTTCTGACATTGTTATATCTCCTTGAGTGTTGAAATACTGACTAAAAATCCTCCATGTTCTTTTTCGTTTATCCTATATGGAAATCCGATTAATTTTACCATTTTTCCATCTACTGTTTGTACTGTTTTGGCTAATTTTCTGTTCATCTCTAAACAGGATTTTAGTTCATCAAATAGTTCTTCTCTTTGATCTTCTTGTATATAATTTAACCAATCATAGCCTTCTACACTGCTAACTATGTCTTGTGTTAATTCATAAAAATTGTTGTTAGTCCATGTTAGTCTTCCACTATCATCTATTTCAAATAGTGCAACATCATTGTAATGTAATGCAGCTTTGGTTCGCTGTTCTATTATTTTTTGACGTTTTTCCATTCTGTTAATAGTAGAACGCAAATCTATTACTGTGTCTTTTAGACTATTACCACCATTTGTTGTTAGTTCTTTTCTAATAGTCTCTATTGATTTTGTTATTTCTTCCTGACCTTTGACAAACCTTAGAGTTGGCTTTATTAACTTTACCCAAGCCAGACTAAAAAAAGTTCCTAATGCACCAAGAATGCTGCATAATAATGGTATATTTTGTGGATCTTTTATATCTAGCATTGTTACCTCTAATTTTAAAGAAGTGGTAAAGTGCCTTAAGATTTCTCAAAAGGCACTTATCCATAAAAACGAATGACAATAATTATTCGTTACTATCTTTAGCCTTGTAGGCAACATTGCGTGTTGGTAATGGTGATCCAAATCTATAGGTTAATTCACCGGGAACTGCTCTGCTTGTTGTAGCAGCATCGTCTATGGCTGGATAATTACCGCTTGTTGCACGGTATGTAACTTCTGTGCCAGCACCAGTACCTCTGGTTAGGCCGGGGAAATTACCGCTAGATGGAGTAGCAAGAACATTGAATGCTCTAGTAGCATATGTACCAGCCTGAGTAGTCTTTAGATTTTTATTGATAACAGCACCAGCAACACCGCCGGGAATTGATAACAGCGTTGAAGCTGTACCATTTATTTTTCCAGCATTTGTATCGCCAGCGGCCATTAATAAAAAGTCACTACCAGCAGGTGGAGTGTAGGCGAATGTTCCAGCACTCTTTGCTTTGGTTACACCATGAGGATCACTGTATGTAGCTGGAGAAGATTGGGTATCTTGAACAACTACAGAACCATAGGTTGGTTTGTCTTCTGAATTGGATATAAGTGATAAATCGGTTAGATTTTCAGTAACATCACCGCCTTGAAGTACTGTACCGCCATCGTTATTAGAACTTCCACCGGCTTGTTTTGCTGATGTGGATGCCATATTATTCTCCTTTAGTAGTTAAATTAAGATTGCAAAATATATCCACATCCTTTAAAGTCCAATTCCTAAACTTATATACACATTTAGCAGAATTTGTCTTTTATACTATCCGCTAATTTGTGTATTTTTCTTCTTACACTTTCCCTATTTTTGCCGCGTTTTTTCGATATTTCAGCTATTGTTAGATTGCTGATTCTATCTTGTATCAAATCAATATCTTCTTGATTTTTGAATTCATCCATTAAATCTATATTAAAGAAACAATCAGATTTTGATGATATATTACTATGTAATTTACCATAAGATTTATTTTTATTGGAAAACTTTATTTCTTTCATGCATTCTATGAAAACTCCTTTATATAGATAAGTTGTAAACTTTGCACCCTTCGATGGATCATGATTTACAAAAGTCTTCCATAGGGCATTTAGTTGACAAGTTTTGATTATTTCAGAATCCAACTGATTTTTAAATCTTTTAGATGCTTTGTTCATAATCTTTAATATGTTCTCATCTTTTAGAGCCTCATTAATTTTATCGTTTAGATTATTCAATTCTATCATCAATTTCTCCTTTTATTAATTCTTTTTCAATATCGTGTCGTACATTTTGAAAGTCAAACATCTGACCAATTCCAACAAAAAATCTATATCTGCTAAAAATTTTCAATATTTCGATTCCGGGAATTGTATTCAACTGTTCTTTTATTCTTGGGGTAATGTCAAAATTTGTATGCCCCATCCAGCAATCAAAATTTGCAAGCATAGATACATCGTCTATCACCTGTGGTGTTAATGGCAACATTTTTTGAAATAGTAAAGATAGTGGATTTTTTTTAGATGATTCATTATCTTCTTCATATGATTCATCATCTTCATCAATGTCCTCTTCTAATATTTCTTCATCTTCACTTGGAATCATATTTTGCAAAATGTTTTGCAACATTGGGCATGACAATTGTTTCTCAATGTAATCTTCGTATTTTTGCCATCCTATCTTTTTTATTATTTTCGACATTTTATGTCTCCTATTTAATAAATGCGTCCGATGGCTTGATGCATGGTTCATCAAGATCTGCATATTTTTTGATATTTATTAACTTATTCTTTGTTTTTATATCTAAATAGCTAAAAAATTTAACTACATTATCTGAATTGCCATCTTCTATCATGGCTGATTGTATTATTTCGCAAGTATCTGTAATGCATTTATCATTTGATAATATGTCTACTATGCTACACAGAGCTTTTATAGAATTGTTATCGTAAGATTCTAGCTCAACATCTACTATGGGAGAATCAGAATTTGATGTAATAATATAACTAATTTTTGCTATTATATTATTATCTAATTCATTATCTACTTTCTTTTTAAAAAAATCAAATAACATTTAACATCTTCCTTCCAGAATTTTTCCAACTAAATTCTTTAGCGGTTTCTATTCCGGCATAATTTGTCAAGGATGCATTATCTTTATTCAATTTGTGAACAACTCGCATGTGCTGGATAGCGCAGTCTTTTGCGTCATTGTCTATTTTTGCCCATTTGCCTTGTCCATGAAACCATTTGCCATCATAGGCAACTTCTGTGTCATTTATTGGCACCAAAAGAGAGTTAGTGTCATTGCAGAACTCTGTGTGGGCTGAATAATTAGTAGTTATTACCATTTTTCCACAAGCCATCATCTCTAATAATTCTAAATTCCACCCTTCCGCCCTAGACATAAAAATACCGCAATGCATTTTATTCATAATATTATACACTTCTTGTTGAGTGTTTTGTCTAGGAATTATATGAATTTTAGATCCTAATTTTGAATTTTTATATAGATCCATCCATTCTTTTTGTTCTTCTTCTGTATAAAAGGGGTTGTCGCACATCATGAACAATTCTACATTATCATCTTGATCAAAAGCTTTGTTAAATATATCTACTATAATATCATGCCCCTTTCTTAGCTCCCATTTTCCACAATTAAAAAATCTCGTAGGGGTATTTGATTCTATCGCCCCGTCCTTAAATATTGATGTATCAACACCTAGTGGTATTACATGTATGTTATTCTTTGAAAAGTCAATATTATTAATCACAATTTTTTTTGCCCACTCTGAACATACAAAAATTTCGTCTAAAGATTTAAGATGATGTTTTTCTAAATCGCTAAATTGATCTAATTCAAATATTGGAAAACCAATTCTTTTACCTTTTCCTATAAACTGTGCCATATCGTGCTGATGCCATATCTTTATGCATGGTGCTTTCACATCAAAAAAATGAGAATTTTTTATGCATTTAGAAATAATATCGGCATCTTCTTTGTTTGTTACCTGTGGTTGTCCAATTACAAACAGAGACAAGTTACATTGTTCATTCAATGTTTTTACTATATTAAGTCCAGTTATACCATATCCAAGTTGATTTATTGGAGCATTTATATTAATATTCATTTTACACCTTATTATATTTGAAGAAGACCCATCTTTTTAATTTTGTAGTTTCTGTTTCTGAATTAACGTAATCTAAATATTTTATTATATCACCAAGAGAGTTAAAAATATGCTCATGTGGCAACATGAAGAATAACCAATTTGGTGCTTGTTTTTTACCTTGCTCACACCATACTAGAACGGGCTTTTTTTGCCTGTTCGCAGTAACTATTTCTTCATAGGTTCCGCAAGCATGTATGTTCAAATCTATGTGAGCAATTATAAAATCGGAAACATCGACGCACCTTAAATCTGCACTTCGTATGATTGCAAATTTTTCTTTTATTTTATCATATTGTTCTGTTTCTTTGTAATATTCTATCCAGTGTCGAGTTTCTTCATTCTCTACTACACCAGAGATTGGCTTGTCGCATGGATCAATAACAATTATTCCCATTTTTTCTAAAATCCCAGTTATACGTCTTCTCCAAGTAACTCCACCGTCTGGGATTCTATCCATAGCACCAACCAGATATGTTCTCATGCCTTTTAAGTTATTCATTGAATCCATTGTCTATACTCCACCAGATTTTATTTATACCAAGAGACTGAATGATCATATTACATCTCTTACATGGCTTACTAAACCTTAGTTCACCGCGTTTATTCAATCGCAGTATAACCATTTTTAAACTACTGTCTATATAATGCTTTCCCCACAATCTAGATATCAAGTCTGTTTCTGCATGAAAATGAGGATGTTCAAGATTAGTATTGAATCTTTTTGCAAGCATTAAAGCTTTAGTGTGGGTTTTTTCTGGATTATTTTGACCAATAGCTAATAGTTTATTACGCTTATAACCAAAAGCAAAATGGAAAAATTTATTTTTGGTTTGTCTGTCTTCTTTTGCTTGTGGCAATAAACTTAATGCTATCTCTAAAGATTGATCTATTATATTCATGGTAATTTTAATGCTATCATCAAAAATTCTTGTATAGTTTTTGGTTGCGGATTCGATGTTGAAAATACAAGTATCGTTTTGTTCTTTGCATCCTTTTTTTTCATTCCAAGTGCTACTAAAGCATTTATACAATCTGTATATAATTGCTGACTTTGCCAATCTATAGACTGTTTTGTTTTTGCTGAGTGAGTTTCGTGATCATTGTGGACTTCATTAATTATTATTGGGTCTGTTTCAATATATCCAATAACAAAGTTATCACTTAATTGAAAAGTTTGGTTCTCAAAAATAGCCTTTACAGCATAAAATATGGTTGTCAAAACAAACAGTAATGCTATGATATTGCCGATAATGGGGTCTGGTTGTGGATTCATAATTAACCTCTTCGTGTATCATACCACAATTATCGTCATAGTCAAGGTCGAAACATTAAAAAAAATGGCCCGTAGCGTGTGCTAGCGGGCCACTCTCATTTAGACTAGAGGCAGAATTCACTCTTTAGAATCTTGCCCTACAATTCCAGACGGCCCTAAAGAAATTTCATCGGCCATGACGCAGATAGAATTCTTTTGATTGCCATCCTTATCTTGATAATCATCAATCTTTAACTTTCCTTGAACGCCAACTAGTCTTCCCTTTTTCAAATGATCTTTAAGTGCTTCGGCCATTTTGCCAAAGCAAAGAATATTTAGAAATAAGGTATCTTCATTACGACGGTCATTAACAGCCATACGGAACTTTGCCATTGAAGTACCTTTTTGAGTTGTACTAACTTCGGCATCCTTTGTTAATCTGCCGCACCCTAACCATGTATTAATATTCATACTATCATACCTCCAATGCTGAACGAATTTTTCCTCGTAAAACCTGTGTATTGCCACGATTGTATGTAGCAAGAGTTGCACTATAAACATTTCGTGCAAAAGATCTTGGAATACCTAATAGCCTTGCTGCAAATTCTGTATCTTCTCTATTATTTTGAAAAAATCCAAATCCCGACTTATGAGCCAGTGCAGTAATTGGATTCAATGTATGTCCCTTATAGTATCCGCTTTGTATGGTAGCTATAAGTCTATTATCATTAACATCCCAATGATAAGAACTGGCTATATTAGAAATTTTATTTAGGAATTCACTATATTTCATCTTTTTTCTCCTTCTTTGCTATTTTCATTTTCAAAAGCTTGAATTTCACTTACACACTTATCTGCATAAACCTTTAATTGGTCTATTTCATTTTGAAGCAATTTTTGTTGCTTCGCCAACTCTTCTGTTCTCTGTAAGACATTTTGAACATGTGCTTTTGCCATCTCAATAACTGACATAGATTTTTCTCCTTTTCTTTAATATATTATAGCCAGATGAATAACCAAAAACATCATGGCGTTCTTTCGTAAGTAATGTAATCTAATACCTCTTTGTGAGTCCATTTACTATCATAATTATCATCTGTTGTAATTCTAGCTATCTCTATATATTCGCTCTCTAATTTTAGAATTAATTTAGCTAAAAATTCAAGCTTATTAGAATGCATACAGTCTTCTATTATATCTAATATTTCAGCTAGAGAGCGGCTATTATTCATGATTATATTCCATATATTCTATATTTGCTTCTTTAAACAATGAAAGTGATAATTTGAATTCTTCTTCCCATCTCTCATTAGTATTTTTATATGATACTATTCGTTTTATTCCAGTCTGTATTACCATAGATGTACATCTTGGACACGGCATAAAAGGATAAGTATACAATATACAATTATTAAGAGATCTATTTGCAAATAGTATTGCATTCATCTCGCCGTGAATAATCATTTTATACTTTGTTTCACGATCACATAGTCGCTCATCATCATTTAATTTTTTTGGAAAACCATTATATCCAATAGATACAACGCGATTGTCCTCATCTGTTATAACTGCACCAATTTTTGTAGATGGATCTTTAGACCAACCAGAGACTAGTTTGGCTAAGTCTAAAAATCTTATATCCCATTTAAAATTCTGCAAACTCATACGGTTTTATCAAAGTGTACTCTATTGACTTTAACAAACTCTGCACATTTTGGTAAGTCTTTTATACTGTCTGCCCCAACATATGCACAGGCACTTCTTATGCCACCCAATATATCGTCAATAACATCTGATACCTCGCCCTTATATTCTACCGTTTTTACTCGACCTTCACTGGCCCTATAATTTTTAATTCCACCATATTTTTCCTGTGCTGCGTGGGAACTCATTCCATAGAATGTAAGAACCCTGCTACCGTTTATATGACTCCATTCTCCACTACACTCTTCTGTGCCAGCAATCATTCCTCCAAGCATCACAAAGTCTGCACCGGCAGCAAATGCTTTTACAACGTCTGCTGGAGTCCTACAACCGCCATCTGCACAAATTAATCCCAAGTGCTTATGCTTTGCTTTTAATCCATGAGCGGCATGGGAGCATTCATCTATAGCAGAAAGTTGAGGATATCCAACTCCAGCTTTCAATCTTGTGGTACATGCTGATCCCGGCCCAATTCCAACCTTCACGATATCAACGCCACCATGAAGAATTAATTCATGAACCATTTCTGGGGTACATACATTGCCAGCCATTATAACGGGCCTAGTTCCAAACTTCTCCCTTATTTTTGCACAATGGTCTACAAACTTATCGGTATATCCATTAGCAACATCAATACAGATATTTGGTATATCTTCTATTCTATCAACTATTTTCCTTAGTTTGCTAACTTCTTCATCGCTGATTCCCATGCTGTACCAAAATGTATTTAAATCTTGGAGATTTTCTATATAATCTTCTACATTATGATGTTTGTGTAGGCATGTGATGCACTTTTTCTTTGAGAGAGATTCTGCCATTTCAAATGTGCCGGTGGTATCCATATTTGCTGCCATTATTGGAACGCCACTCCACTCCAAAGATGAATGGAAAAATTTAAATGTTCTATTTACATCAACCAAGGACCGTGAGGCGGCTCTGGATCTCTGTGGAACGAGTAGGACATCATCGAAATCAAGTTTTGTATCGTTATTAATATTCATTAGTTACTCCAAAGAAAAAACCGACAGGGGAATTTCTTCCCCCATCGGCTTTGACACACAATCAAACACTAACAGCCTGCCTACGCTTTGAAAGAACTCTATTAAGTCTATCCATCTTTGCCGTAACCTCAACAACCCAATCCCGGTTACGCTTCTTACGATTAACATGTTCAATATCATCGCCGGTCATATGAACAACCTTATCAAAAATACTATCAAATTCAGATACAACTTCATATCGACAAGTGCGAAGCTTTTGAAACTTAGAATCATTTGGTACGCTAACAACATCGCGTGGATTAACCTTGCAAATCATTAGACGATTGCCGCCACCGTCATTATCATTATCAATATCAATGCCACCATAACTCTTAGCATAATCAATAGCACCAACGTGTAGACCCTTACCACAGCCGTTGTCACGATTGCTGTCTACCTTACTACGCTGGACTTCGCAAATAGAACCAACACGATTATCAAAAGTACCAGAATAAATATCCTTGTAATCTTCGCGTACAGCCTTATAGGACAAGAAACAACCATCATAAGTAATGGGCATGTTCTTGTTTTCCATAAAGTCGAACAACTCAATAACAGCATGGTCAGATGGATTCTGGCTAAGATTATCAAGGAAGTTCAACATAGGCTCAAAAGGGAAACCCTGCTTAATCATATCAAGGATTGTTCCAGTAAACATATCGGGCATCTTAATTCCATCCCAACTCAAGCCACCATCTTGGCAATTTACATATCCATCGCAGTAAGCATTAACATGCGAAATAATATCGTAAGAAGCCTCAAAGTGTTCGACATTGTTATTCTTAAGATGATTGATCAACTTATTATAGTTAGGGTGCGACTTGCCAAAGCAATATGCCTGACCACTAACAACCGCAGTAACAGTACCGTCATTTGCAATAATGTATTTCATTTTGTGTCTCCTTAAACTTATTATAGCGTCACAGTGAGTTAAGAACAGTTTGGGCCTTCAGACCCGATTCAACAGTATCGATATAGTCAGCAACAAGCTTCCTATCAGTGTCATTCCAAGGAATCGAAAGCAGTCTGAGCATAGGATACTTCTTCATTTCCTTATCAAACTTGCTGGCGAACTTATTATCATCAAGTTTTACATCGCTAAAACTAACCTTTTCAACATTGGGCAACATTTTTGACATGCTGTAAATCATGTTCATTTCTGTTGCAATGTTATTAATGCTGGAGCAATATTCGTTGTATTCATTAATGATGCTCTTGACTTCACTGTTAGAAGTCATCGTAATGATATCCTTCCATCGATCATATCGCTCATTTGAAAGTGGAACCCTACGATTAACATTAATAATATTTTGCTTGTTGGTCTTTGTGGCATGATCAAAAACTTTTTCAAGTACGTTAACACCACGGGTCCAGTTACCACGCTCATCAAGCTTCCTATTCTTTACAACAGAAGGCTTCACAATATAAAACGTAGCATCTTCAACCATTTCAGAGTGATTCTTGCAAACATATTCAAGTACGTTTTCAAGAAAACTGACATCAACTTCGTGAGAATCAATTTCAACAGAACCCTTAGACTCTGTGAAATAGTGAGCATTCTCATACTTTACGCTCATGTTGCAATCCTCAAATCGACCAGTTTCTTCATTGAAAACCCGTGCCTGTACAACAGGACCAGAGTTTGTGAACCCATAACTAGAACGATTGTAATTAACCTTGTCAAGAGTTGAGGTCAAGACAACATCTGTCTGATCGGCATCACCCATGATACCATACAAGCGGCAGTTGTCAATAGTCTCGCTTTCCTTAAGCTTATAGACATAATAAGCCTGAGAGCCGCCGTTCTCCTTCATATACTGACGAATTCGGCTAACTCCACCCCTAGTAAGGTTATCAATAAAAAACTTAGTGTGCGTGTTAAATACAATACGCTCAACACCGTACTTAATATCGACCTTAGAACGATACTGAGACTTTTCCATCAAGTTAATACCACTGTCTTTAGCGTTAATATATTCTCCAGCAACACTATCGAAAAGCTTCATGTCATTCCAAGTGATAGACTTTTGAAGAGACTGAACAGCAGTATTGATAGAAGAACACTGATTGCTAATCTGAACATATTTCATACGAGCCTTGAACAAAGAAGGTTGGCTAGCAATTTGCTCTTCAATCTTAACAGCAATCTCGTTAATGATATTGTCAATCATGCTAAGAATGTTCTTCTTAGTGTCTCGACTATAGGAAAGAGACTCACGACTAGGAGTAATGTCAACATCTCCAATGTTCACGAAGATTCTCAATCCGTTGGAATACTCAATGAATTCACGATGACGCTGAAAAGACTTGTCACCATTAGCAGTAAGCTGGTTAACGTCAATTGGATATGAGATTTGACCCATAACAATAACATTCTCTCTAGCATTGTCATCAAAGTACCAGTTGGTTCCAGCCAGAACCTTATCAATGCTACGGAATGAGGGCTTATAAGCCACAAAGTTTGGCTTTACATTGAAGTGTTCATAAACATGGTGCGATTCATGCTGAAATCGGTTGATATCATGATCATTCACATTGATAGAAACTTTGATACCATTCTGTTCGCTGGTATCAGACTCATCCATCAAAGAGAAGACAGGATTGCCACTCTCGTCCTTATAGGCAGTATAAAGCCTACGAGTACCATCAAGATAAGCTTCAACGGTAAAACTATCGGAATATGCAAAGGGAGCCTTGCTGCCCAGACCAAGACAACCAACGGCATCATTGCTATTGTTTCGGGTACTACGGAAATACGTAGTATAGAGTTGCATACAGTTTTCATGATCCATGCTAGTGCCGTAGTCACGGATAGAGAATACGGGCGAGATAGCAGTGGGAATATGAACGTCAAAGGGTACGTTTGCCTTGCCAGCCTCAACGTGAGAATCGTAGGCATTAGTAGAGAGTTCACGAACAACTGCGAGAATCTTGTTAGAATAAAGACCGTCAGAAAGAATAAAGAATGCCTTAGACGATGCTTCAATGCTGAACTTGGACTCTTCAAACTGACCGGACTTCTCAATAACGTTCGTACTAGCGTGAAGTTTCATAATTGCTAATCTCCTAAAAAAGTGCTTAAGTGCTGTGTGTGCTTTGAGTATACCAGAGTTATCGGCACTGTCAAGCGGCTACATTAATTTTTTTCAAGGGTTCTCTTCTACACAAAAAGATATTGGTTCTACTGCAAAGTCTACTAAATGACCATCAATATAATCTGCCCATTCATCAATGAAAGAAACTATTGTTTCTATATCTTCTGTACAATATCGATATGAATTATAGTCATTAATAGAATCATCCCATAATATAATTGAATCATTTGTGACTTCAACGTTTTTTACATCTTCCTTAAAAAATCGTGATGCTAATAGTTCTAATGGTGAGTATTTATTATCACGCATGGCACGAACAATATCGCTCTCTGACATTTCAAGTTTGAGTTTCATTCCAGCCTAAAGCCTCGCTAATTAATGGAAATTGTTGACTAAAAATTTTTTTACAATCATTTGCTATTATCATATGCTCTTTTTGAGTACCATTAGAAGATCGTAGATCAATATAGTGTACCCACGATCTTATACTGCCACTCATATATATTCTAGTCGTAGTAGCTAAAGGTAACACAAATCTGGCACACTCTTTTGCTATACCATCTTTTATCATACCGTCATATAAAGATTTAGCCTTAGCAAAATGTTCTCTAATTTGAGTATTCCACTTAACGATTACTTCTTGATCGATATCATCTATGCTGTTTTGCCTATTTTTGTTATCTTGGCGACGTAGTTCAAATGCAGGAATGTCTTCACCTAAAAGGGTTGTGTCGGCATATCTTTGTGAAAATTCTTGAAAAGTAAAACTTCTATGCCTTAGAATCTGAGCGGCAAGACCTCTAGTTGTATTTATTTCTAGAGTCATAAAACCATGCTCAAATACACTCCAATGTTGGTGGTCTATGCAATACTTTAAAAGTTTGGCATAATTTTCATTTTCTTGATTATTTGGATTGCTTACTCTAGCACAATATGCTATATTTTTTTCAGCATCTGGAGTAACATTAATTAGTTTAACTTGGCTCATCTATGATTTCTCCATATTGTTTTTGATGATCAACCCATTTATTTTCTGTCATATGGTTGTATATTGCCATGGCAACTTTGCTGACACTTAGAGCAACTCCCGTGGCATTTGTATCAGAATCTTTGCACCAATAATAACTTGCTCCATTTATACTATCATCTTTCTCTTTAATGATAGAATATCCCCAGCGTTTTGCCCAACTCTTAACTTCTATGATTTTAAACATATTATTTTTGTAGTTGATCTTCGCAAGATACAAGCTTTTTATGTGAATATCCACACTGAAATCCTCTCATAAAAGCAGATTTTAAGTATTGGATTATATGGTCATTTTTTGGACATTCATTTGAGTACCATTCTGCAAACATCTTGTCCTCATCGCATAATTCTGGGCCACAAAGTTCGTCATATCTATATTGTACTGAATTTAACGCAGTGTCAACACAATGAAAATATAAATCATCATTTATGCAGGGATTTTCAAAATTTTGATGCCATCCAGATATTATCAATATTTCTCCAGAATGAGCATAAATTCTATCGCCAATGTTTAGTCTCAATGCTTCTTTAAAATTCATATTGCTTCCTATTTTTGTGTATATAAATCTGAGTACTCGTTAATTAGTCCCTTATAAGGAGATATATTATGGCTTTTGCAGCTGCGTCTGGATTTCCAACCAGATTTTTTCCTAATTTTACATATACAACTCTTGGTGGTTCTGGAGGGGTATTTATTCCATATGCAAATTTAGAAAGTTTTTCTGCTTCTAACAGTGGAGAAGTTGGTGAATTTCTATATTCTGTCGTAGACAAAGTTGCATCTGGAATTTTAGTATTACCTTCTGATGATAGACCAACAAGATATAGAATTACAAGAGCTACTTCTAGCACCGGTGATACCACAGTACAGAAAACATATAATGTATCATTCGATCTAAATGCAAAAAATACAGTATACGACGTACAATCTGAATAATTTAATATAGGTTACAAGTATAGACTTAAGGGAGCAGGCTTTGTCCTGCTCTCTTTTTTTGTATATGCTGATTGATCCAACCTAAAAATTTGCTGACTCTAGTGTGACCACCTTCATCATTATACGTCGAGTTTGGCTTTTTGTCAAGTGTTGTGACGCAAGAATTTATGCCAGCCAACTTGCCATCTATAAATAAACCGCCACCACTATCCCCGCTACCTATTAAGAATTCAAGCTCTGTTCTATTTGATATAGAAGGACTGCAAATCAAAAGATCATTTTCTATTTTGTCTATTTTGTTTGATCCTCCCCTTTTTTTCTTGTGTCCATCCTGTATTCCAGTTATAAAAGTGCCAGTTTTACCATAGCCAGCAATAGCACATATTTTATCAACTTCGTTTGATTCTTCGTATAGTTGTGGATAAAACTCAAGGTCTATATCTGAGGTTGTGTGGCATAGTGCTATATCTGCAAATCCAAATTGCCTCTTTTCAAAATCTTCATGGCATATAATTTCATCTATAACTATGATCTGTTTTTTCTTTTCGCTGTGTAAAAAAGCAAACTTAGAATCTTTCACAACATGTGCCGCTGTTAATACCCAGCGAGAATCTATAGCAACAGCAGAGGCTGAAAATAATCCCTCTTCGCTATCATAAGAACCCATTATCTCTAATACGCAATCAAATTTTTTGCCGTATTCAATATATTTTTCATCTGGAGTATTAGGGTCTATTGTGCCAGCATATATATTAGATATTAAACCAATAAGAAATCCAACTAGGAGGCTGTTGATAAGTTTGTTCATTGTATGGCCTATTCTTGATTTTGAGTGATATTTGTTCACAATCAGTGACTACATTTACATTCCAACTTTTATAGTCCATCAAGTGGCCCAATAATAGATGACAATCAGAGCATAATGTGATTAAATTATCTGGATTTAATTCATTACTTGGATCTAAATGATATGGTATTATGTGATGAACTTGTAGATCGTTTTTTCTCCTACACGCCTGACAAATTGATTGATGTTTTAAATGTTCCTTCCTGACGCTAGACCACTTTGGCGATCTAGAACAGTCAGATATTTTATCTCTTAACCAATTAAACATAATTTTCCCATAAGATTAAAAAACCCTTATACATATACACTAAATAAAAAGGGGGCAGCTTTCGCCACCCCCTAATTCATTACTTATTAGGTAACTATTGTTCACTCTTCACGAACAAAAGCTACGCCAAATTCACCCGGTGCTACGGGAGGTACAGTATCAACCGCAGTAAACTCCACGGTGGCTGGCGAACTTACATTACCAGCATCGTCAACGTCTACTAGAGTTAAAACAACACTATCATTATCTGAGAATGATAGCTCACCGAAACTGGTGGTATTTGCTGGGAAAGGTGATGTTGAACGAACTTCACCATTAACAGTCACTGAAAGTCTACGCTCTGCAACGTCACTATCAACAACTGGGCCAGCGGTTACATTATAAATTAGTGCCATAGAAAATTCCCCTCTGTATAAAAAATCACACTTAAATGCTATAGGATAGATACTACGCATATCCATCTTTCGCAAAACTTTTAGATATTTATTAAATAGTCTGTCATTTAGCCATAAAAACATAAATCTACTCTGCTTTGTATGTTAGCTCATCTACCTTTTCCATTATTATACTCATCTTGTGATCATTTACACTGTGGCTCTGATTAATTTCATTAAGTATGTCAATATATAGTAAATTTACCGATAAAGATGATACTAATATTGAAAGTAATAATGCTACAAATGTATATTTCATGAATAAACTCCTTAAGGTGGGATATTTTAGGTAGGCTACCATTTTATACACAAACCGGGGGGTTTATCGTTGTCTAAAATGGCTTTTCTTTCTTCTCTAAGTAGGGCTATTTCTTTTCTTTGGGTTTTTACTTCCAGTTTTAATGATTCTACTGTATTTTTAAGGGATTCTATCTCCCTCAATAGTCTATTTATATAGTCATCAGTATCTACTGGGAAGTCATTTATATCAATCTTCATCTATTGATCCATAATGTTTTAGTGCTGCTCTACTATTTTGCTTGTGCGTAACTCTTTCCAAATTTTCAAGATTATTGTTAGATTTATCATGATCTATATGATTTACAATAAACAATTCTTTTAAGATTTTTCTTATTGATTCTGGAGTATTTTTGTAATCATTTGAATCTATTTCTTGTGGTAAATATTCATCAAAAGGCATCCAGCTATCAATAACAAGTTTGTGGATTCTGCATTTAGTTTCTTGTTTTGTTTTACTGCTTTCTTTCTGCCGATATTCATATTCAAAAGTACCTATATCAAAACTGATACTTGTCATTTCATATCCATTATGATTTGAATATGTTTTGAGTTTTTTCTTATGAGATGGATCATATATTGCATGAAATCCGTTTTTACTGATTTGTCTTTTTATGTGCGAATATATTTTACCAGATTTAGATATACTATATTCTTTTATTGCAACACCATTCAATACAACTGTCTTCAATTCTTCGGTAGTTTCATTATCTATCTCAAAATTAAATTCAAGCTGATTTGTTCCCATACAAAGCCCTCCCTAAAGCTATTCTTATTCCCATTCTTTTATTGTAGTTTTCTTTTTTGCTACAAATTGCAATACCATGAAAACGTTCACCGCTTGGAGATTCAATAATCACTTCAGTAGAACCACCCTTAGAGTCTGGTCCAATGATTCCATCGGTATAGCCATAAACTCTTTTCCCATTTTGCCAAGCGTGATATCCATTATAAAGGCGATTGTGAAAAACTTTTACCTTGTATCCGCTATCTTGCAATTGTTTAACGTTCATTATTCAACCTTTCATAAAATACAATTATTATTGTCATTGTTAATTGGAAGCGGGCAGAGTCGAACTGCCGTCCAGAATAAATGTCAATATAAACATCTACATCCTTAGTTAGTTGTTATCGTACAGCTAACAAAACTAACAGAATTATCTGTGTCAGATTGAGTACAATCATCATCCCCATTTATGTTTGGTGAGGATACCATATCCGATTATCGGAGTCAGCATGATTGGACAATACGGTTCATGCCACCGCACTCTTGCCTAACTAGGTCAGGCAGCGAGAGCGAAACGAGTTTCGCCAACTAACATTTTTAACCGACTTTTATACTGGCCGGTCGGTCAACCAGTGGATGCCATTTATATATTTTTTTACCTGTCGATACCTTTACGCCCCCTTATTTTAAAAAGTTTATTAAACTACTTGGTCCATTATAGCCAATCTTTCTTCCCTTTTCTTTGCCATTTTCAAAAACCACAAAGGCAGGGATCGTCTTTATATTGTAGCCTTCAACGATGTCTTTGTCAACATCAAAATCTACGTCTACGATAGTATAATTTTTCACAATCTCTGATAATTGTGGGTCATTTTTCATATCATTCTTCGCCACTTGGCAGTATTTGCACCAATCAGCTGAAAATATTATTAGCGTTTTTTCGGCACTGTTATCAAGAGCAAATGCCGAAGCGATAGATATTAAACACGAAATTAAAAGGACAGATACTAGTGTATTTCTCATGCTATAACCCTCCAGTTGGTAAATAATATATTCTACCTTGAATATATACACTTTTTAATCAATCATTATTGTCAATACCAATCAATACCAGCTTGGTATTCTAACTTGGGTATTAAATCGTCGTTTGTTTGTTCTACCTTTTTGATGGTAATCACCAAGAATGTATCCCCATGATGATTACCGCCATCAAGAATCTTTTTCAGAGCATTACATACCTTTTCGCATGTAAGTTCTGGATTTATTTTAAAGCAAATCATCTTTTCTCAATTTGACAGATTATTACTGTGACTATTGCACATATAATATATACTATGCCCAATATTGTCCAAGCAGTTGTTTCATTCATTTAAATTAACCTCAATCTCTGCCCCATCAAATACCCAATGATCTATGCTATCTATATAGTTGTGGGTTGGAATTGGTTCATTTACAATTTTGAATTTAACGTCAAATATACCACTAATTCCTTGATTCTGATAAAGATACTTTATAATAGCATCCTTAACATCTTCATCGCTCATAGTTATATGAGTCTTGTTATTAATCTTCATGGTTCTCCATAACAAATTTTTTGCTTTGCTCATTAAATAGTTTAGATATTAGATAGAATCTTTCATTTTCTAAGTATTGAATTTGTTCGTTTATGAAATCTATTCGTTTCTTAGTATCTTGTATACCTATATTGTTTTCGTACTTTTCTTTCATATACTCATTTAGTTGTTGTTCTCTTTTACTCATTGGTTATTGCCTTTAGCTTTTTTGTGATATTCTCTATAGTTTTAATAACCGGTGCTGTTAATGCATAGTCTTTCTTATATGCTTGTATAGCGTCTATAATCTTCCAAGCTTCATTTTTATTAATATCAATATTCATACAAATAACCTGTCCTTTAGTAATTCTGCAATAGTTTTGTTAATATTGATTCCGTTTACAACTATTTCTTTGTCAGAATCATATTCATCAATTTCCATATATTTCATAGCATTATTGAAACACCAAAAGATAGCAAACTTTTGTTCAGTTGTCAGATTATCCATTATTTCCACTCATTCCTATAAATTGCCGGTTGTAATCTTGGCTCATAAGGTTTAACAGTCCATCCCATCATCATTAAATCTAATTTAATTTCGTCAGTAACAACCCCTTCGTTGCCAGAACAATACCAATCCATGTATTCTCCACTATTGATTATATCAGCTACTATACCACCAGACATTCTCCATGAGCAAGTCCACTCTTTATCGCCATAAAAGAATCTATTATTACACAAAGCCCCGTATAGATCTGTGCAATAGACTTGGCTATTAATACATTTGGTTACTATTCGTTCATTATTAATGAGATCATATTCTAAATCTGGCTTATCAAACTCTTTTTTTAGTGTCTCGTTTAAGTCCACAGCGAACTCCTTATTTTAATTAGTTCAATAAGCTTTTCAGTATCTTCTTCGTCATACTTATGTTCCATCTCATCAATCTTACGATAGTAATACTTTCCGTCTTTTTCTTTGGTGAATAGATCATATGGATTAACCCTATAATCTCTATCTAGCCACCAATTGTAAAGTTCCAAAATCTTTTGAGAGGCTATTGCTTGTGCTGTTGCCTCATTGTAATCTTCATCATCTGGATTAAAACCATTATCTTCATTAAGTTTAAGGTCACAGGCCCAATTTAAATAGTCTAATCCTGCTTGTTTGCATCTTCCGTTAACAAACTTATAGTTACGCTCTGGATATGCTTTCATCAAATGAGCCTGATCACTCTCAACAAAAAGAACTAACTCATTAAAAAGACCATGAAGAATACGATAGTCAAGATCATAATACTTCCCCGGTTTTAATCCTGTTCGTAAATAATGAAGTTTGTCAATATATCTGTTACGAACATAAACTTCTATGGTATAGTAAATATCCATAGGAAAATGCACAATATCCTGTAAAAAGTTTAGAACTTCTTCAGCAATCCAATGTCGTAAAGGGCGTTTTGTTTTAGATTCTTGTCTCCAAGTTTCCCATTCATCTAAACCTAATGCTAATGGCTTAGTGTTTCCCCTAATAAGGTCAGCGAAATGTGAGCAACTCCAGTAATTAATTCGGGATTGTTTTATAATTTTAAACATTATAGATCAATATTCACTTCATAATTGTTAAGTGTTCTGTAAAACTCTTCTCTTATTTTTACTACAGCATCACGGGCATCTGTAAATGGATCACCATATTTTTCCCATGTGCGTAATGCTTCGCTTAAATCCCATAATACTCTTTGCATACGAATTGCTTGATTCATTATGTCATATTGAGTCTTATCATCTGGATCGTCTAAATCAAAATTAAATGTAGCTTTCATATTATTCCTTAAATTTAACCATTAAATATGTGCCGAGAAACGCCCCAGACGCTAGTGGAATTAAGTAGTAAATGTTCTTACTATATGATACCACGCCAAACGCCAGTAGACTGTAGATTATACTAGTCAAAACTGCTGCTGTAAAGGCCCGCTTTTTGTTAACACTCATAATATACCAAGCGTATAACATATCAATTGCAACATAAGTAACAAAGATTGTTAGTGCGGTTATGTAAGAAAAATCATTCATGTGAAATATCTCTTTCCATTTAAAGGATCATGATCGTATGGGTAATCAAATGGCCCCAAAACTTTTCGTCTTTTGTCTTTAATGTAATTTAATAATTCATTAAAACAATTTTCACAAATTTGAATATCATATTGAGTACCATCTTGATTGGAACAATAGCCCCAAGTAGCACTTAGTTCAGCATATTCATGGTCTATGTCTTTGGAGCAATTTTCTCCACAGCAATCACAATGAATCTTATCAAGAACTTTAACTGTTTTTTTCTTATAGGTTTTCATTTAAAGTTGAAACTCTTTTAGTATCTCCAATATTCGTCGGGCTAACGCAGCACCGCCGACAATTCTACCATCAGTATAATCTTCGCCATATCCAGCAGAAGATTCGTGATCTTTTTGATCTTGAACTTTTTCATTACATAACTTGATAATCTCAAGTATTATGTCTTTTTGTTTCTGATTCATTTATATTAATACCTTGATGGTATCCTTCATCATATGCTGCTTTTAGCCAATCTTTTATTTGTAACCAGTTATCCACAGTGTCTTTGGGGCATTTTACAAGATCATCGTAAGCTCTTTCCATTCGTAAAGAGAATCCCTCAGATTCATTAAGCCATTCATTAAAAGTCATTAGAAACACCTGAGTGTATCCACTCTCCATCTTTTATTTGATAAACAACTACTGAACCACTAGATCGTATATAATCTCTTCCACCGTCAATCATGTTGCCATTCTTGAATGACTTATAATCATGACGGCTTCTGCTATATTCTACATCGCCCTCATCATTTTCTACAGTTCCAAATGTTAAATTCTCAACTTGATCTGCATTGCCAATGTAAGATTCATCTCCCTTAAAGAAGACTGCAAAATATCTATTGCCAAATTCTGGGTGTGGAGTAGCTCTATAAAAAATATCACAAATGTTTCCATTGCCAAACTCTGTGGTACAAACATGAGATACTTTTACTCCATCTTTCTCAGAATAAAGTTCTTCAACCTTTTTAGTATTTGTAATTGGGTAGTGTTTTATCATAGCAGTTTTTCAAGTTTTCGTTTTAGATTGTTCATAATTTCCAGTTCGATCTTCATGCATTCGGAAAGACCTTCTGGACCACCATATATTTTATCCATACTGTCATCAATTGACTCAAGTATAACATCTATCTCAGCATCTGTCAAGTCTAAGTTTTTCATAAAAACTTGTGTTGTTTCAATATTTTATATAGGTCTTTAAGTTCACTACTATCTATTCTCAGTTCGTGAGGATCACTATTGTTATAACTGAAAACTCTAACAAGGTAAGGTTTATTTTTTAAACGTTTGTTGTAATGAATTTCTATTAAGTCGTATTCAAGCACTATAGTGCGAAACAGTGTCATAATGAGATACCTAGTCAACTACTAAACTTCATTGACTAGGCAATCTCACTAAATTCAGTTACAGCAACTACCGCTGCCGAACTGGCGACTCTGCCTAGCCTTCTTTACGATGCGAAATGGGGCTGTTACAACACGCTTTGTTACGTTTACAACTGTTGATCCAGCCTTCCTAACTGGACTAGTCGAACATGACCCAATGCAACAATCTGCACTAGCAAGTGTAGCAGACCCAAGAACAATTGCAACCGCACAAATTAGATTCTTCATAAATTCTCCTTAATTAGAAATTAAAACAAAAGAATAGGTAAGGCGGGCTAATGGTTAAATTATCCCGCCCTACCATATTCAACAATTATAATTGAATAAAGAGTTCGCCTTTTGGTCTGATCCAAGGGCTGACCTTTGACAATTTTACCATCTTATTGATTCGCGTTCCCCACGGTTCCACCGCAGCTAACTCAGGCTTCGTAGTAACATCGAAAGATGTTTAAGCGGCAGATTCCCACCGCATCTAAAATATTATAGCCCTCAACTTTTTTAGACACACGAATTTTTCTACAGGTGTAGGATTATTTTCTTATTTTATAAGCTAGGAAAATAGTTCATTCTTGAGGAACAATCTTATTGTCATCAACAACACACTGTCTCAAAAGATTAACAGCAGTTTCCAATAAGG